TTATTTATTATTATTTTTTCGTTTTTACGTGTTACCTTTAGATTAAAAGTAAAATCTCTACGAAGATTATCGGTTTCAATTACCCCAGTCATATGTTGAATACCATCTATCCAATGATTTGGTGGGTTTATTGTCATTAAATTAATATCCGGTGGGGTTCTGAATGTAAATCGGTTTTGTATAGTAACTGTACCCATACCAAAATGAGAATTTATTGATTGATAACCAGTATGTTCACCTTCATCTAAAATTTCAATTTTTGTGTGTTGTGAACCCTCCCCACCATCCCAAATAACCGAAAAAGTTTTTAATGATTTTATAGCAAAACCATATTGGTTTCCAATTGTCAAAGGTAAACAAAAATAAGCGTGTTTTACAAACCAATCTCTTTTTATTTTACCCTTCAATGGTTCAATTATTATTTCATTTGAATTAATAAAATTTTCACTTTCGGGTATTGTAACTATTTTATTTTTTGGTATTGTTATCATAACCTATTTATTTTCATTAATATTGAATCGTTAATTTCAACCTTATAATTAGTATTTTCCACATCCCAAAGATATTGACTTAATACACCCTCAGGATGATGTATATATTTATATATATTAGAATTAATTATTTTATATAATTTACAATACCAATCCATAGAATCAGACGAACCATATGCTAATTGGTCATTTGGCATATATTTTGGTCCAACATCTTTTAACATCCGTTTCATTTCAGATGTAAATGGGTTATTTATATTTTCATTTGGAGGTAAATAAATTGTATTATTATTTACGTCATTTATTATAAAATTTTTAAAAAACAAATCAAATCTGCAACGTATAATTACATCATACTTTATATTGTTTTCAAATTCATATTCTTTTCGTAATTCATTTGATTTATCAATACTATACCACATCATTAAAGTGTTATAAAATCTAGATTCACCAATTTTTTTCTTAAAGGTATCATATTCAGTAGAATCTATTTGAATTTTTTTGGGTTTATAAAAATCAATAAATTCATAATTAATTTTATCAAAATTATCATTATAATTTTCTATATAATGATGTGGCACCATTTTACCCTTAACATCCCAAGTGTGTATAAACACATCTACATTATATTTTTCTATAATTTTATTTTTTATAGAATCATATGATGATTTCCAATTACGAGTTTGACCTGATAGACATAGTGCTATTTTCATAACCATTCATTTTATATTTTGCATCAAACGTCCAAAAAGAAGTTAGTGTATATCTTATACCATTTGTTATTTCGTTTACCCCGTGTAAATATTCTAAGGTACCTGGAAAAAATACCAACGTATTTGGTTTTGGTTTTAGTTCAATATTTTGATTTGGAAAATATATCTTACCCCCGTCATAATCATCGTTTAAATAATAAACACAACCAAAATTTCTCCAAAAAAACGGGTGTTCATCATTTTTATTTTCACCATCTGCATGAGGATGTTGTATATCGCCTACCTCCCACTTTACTAATCCTAAATAATCAGGATATATTTTATCAGTTAATTCAAAATCAGATTTTATTTTATTTTCCAAGCCTTTTAAATAATTAAAATTAGTTTCAGCAGGTTCGTAAATAACTCTTCCACTCCAATTATCGTTTGGAATACGATTACCCCATTCCTTTGTTTCTTTGGAATAATTTAAATATTTTTCAAATTCACCATCTGATAAATAGTTTTCAGTTATTGATATAAAATTTTTCATTTTAAATATTTTATTAATTAAAATTCGTCATTTAAATTTCCACAATTGGCATTACTTGTAAAACTTACACCATCCCAATATCTCACAACAGTTCCGTTTGAGTAATAATCTCCTGTGGCAGCCGTTCCACTACTATCTGAATATAATGATGTTGCATTACCAAATGATGAAAGAGGTGGTAAATAGTAAGTATCTTCACTAGCTTGACTATCACATGCCGCTTGAGCACTACCCGCACGTCTTAACGCCACTGCCACATTACTCGCCGGTGGAGGCGGAGGAGGAGGAGGTGGTGGCGGTGCCGGACAACTACTTATTGTATTAATAACCCCACTACCTTCCACATAATAAACCGTTGTTCCATTTGAATAATACCCATCAGCTGCGTTCGCACTACCATCACTTGCTGATTTTAATACACATTGTGTAATAAGTGTTGAACAAGTACTCCAAACTCCGGTAGTTACTCCCATACCGCAAGCCAATGCATCATCTCCCGCATTATATCCAAAAGTAAATGCATGATATACTATCGCCGGTGGTGGTGGCGGTGGTGGAGGCGGTGGCGGTGGCGGTGGAGCTACAAAACATACAAAATTAATTGTTCCATAATTTTTATTTGATGGATTATTTTTATCTCTTACACCCACCCAATATTGTCCATCTGCCTGACCATAAAATACTTTAGTAGCAGTTCCATAATCAGTCCAATCTCCATCAGGTGCACTAAATACCGCGGACTCAGAAGTTTTAAGACCGGTAATTTGATAAGTTCCACTACCATTTACAGGATTACTAATTGTAATTGTTGCCTGACCAGGATTCGTGCTAGTACAAGTATTAGACACCGTAATCGCAACGACAGCCGGTGGAGGCGGTGGAGGTGGAGGTGGCGGAGGCGGTGGCGGTGGTGGAGGCGGTGGTGGCGGTGGCGGTGGTGGAGGCGGTGGTGGAGGAGGGGCTGGCCCACCTGCACTTTTTCCATAAAACTCATCCATACCCAATTGATTAGTACCATCTGTTGTAAATGAAACCGAATACGCAGTTCCAGCTGCAGCCATATCAACTTGAGTACCAGATGCGATTGCTCTATCGGTATTAAACAAATCAAATGATATTTCGCCTGAAGGTGGTAATGCCATTATTTACGTTTTTTTAACTCTTCTATTTCCCTTTTCAATTCCTTTACTGCTTCTACTAAAAGTGGAACTATTTTATCGTAATCTATTGTTAAATAGTTTTCACCTGTTTTTGAACTACCATCTTCTTCATTGATATCAAACGGGGCTCTTTGTATAACCTCAGGTAATACCTCTTCAACTTCCTGAGCTATTAATCCAACTTGTCTTTTATTATTATTATAACCAAACTCTTTTGCTAATTCATTTTGTCTATAATATACTCCATTTATTTTATCTAATTTTTCTAATGGATTATCTATTTTTCCTTCTATATTTTTTAATCTTCTATCAGAATAATATGCTATAATATTTCCTGTTGCAGATAAAATACCACCAACTTGTACAAATGGTGTATTTGTATTTAGATATGTACCCTCTCTTTTTACTCTAAAATAAATATTAGTATCATTTATTACTTGAAATCCCTCATCAGTTAATTCAGTAATCAGAACAGATTGACCTAATGCTGAATTTGTAAAAGTGCTAACAGCGGAAGAAAATGTTGTGGGTGCAGTAGTATCGCTAAATAATATTCGTGTCCAAAAAACTCTAAGATAATGTGTTCCGGTTTGGGAAAATGCAATACTAAATGCTTTACTACCCGCAGAAATTGCCTGTCCATTACTACTTGCAATTACTTCTTCTGCAACTATACTATTAAATCCACTATCAGTTGCTATTTGAATACCCATACCTATGTATAGATATCCATCAAACCCACCCGGAGTAGTTGCTAGTGTCCCTGTAGCACCATAACCCACAGCTCCAGAATATGTTCCGGTATTTGGAACATTAAATGTATTACCAGACCCATAAATTCTTTGACCACTTGCTTGTGAGGTTGAATCATTAAATGCACTTATATTGATATTAGGGCTGTTCAATGGTAATGTTACTGAACCAGCACCACCTATTGTTGAAAGTGGACCAGATTTAATTGTCAATTTTGGTGTACCTGCTGCGTTATTAATTGCAATTAAAGGAGTTGGTTTAAATTCTAATCTCCTAACACCGCCAACCAAAGGCGATGATAATTTATCAGTTTCAATAGTCCACCCACCAATTGTTCCTTGCGTAGCTACAACCCCCGCAGTATTAAGAGAAAATCCGGTACCGACTAATCCACTACTATTTAGAACAACAGAATTTCCTATTGATATAGCTGAACTTGCATTTGTTAAATTTAATCCTGAATTATTTAAACTATATCCAGTACCTGAAATACCACCTGTAAATGTACCGGTGGCTGCGGAGATATTACCATTAAACGTTCCGGTTGCTGCCGATAACGCACCACTAAAAGTTCCTCCACCAGTTATAGTTAGATTAGTACCATCCCATTTTAAAGAATTAGTAGCAGATTTTAGGGATAATCTATATACGGGTGCATTATTAACATTAACCACCCCTATAAAAATACCATTTACATCATATCCCTGTGAACCTGCAGTTGAACTTTGGCCGATAGATATATACGGATATGCACTACCACCTGCTAAAGTAATATTTGCTGCATTTACTGCGGTTGCAGCCGTACCAATGTTTAAAGTATTTTGAATAAATGATTCTTCAAATATACCTATTTTAGCTGCTACAAAAAAATCTTGTGTACCTAATGATGTCCAACCTGTTTGTGCTGCTTGAGATGGTGAACCATTTATTACGTTTCCTGTCTCTGAAAGATGTCCTCTAGTAGTAGCATAGTATGTGTTATATGGTGCGTTTCCAGTTGAACTCCATAAGACAGTATCTCTCCTACCCGTAGCATCCGTTAACCCATTTGAAAATTGATATGTTCTACCACTTGTCCAAACTCCGGTATGAACTACACCAGGACCGGTTACACCAGTACTACCGGGTGCACCGGGGTCACCATTCGTTCCATTCGTTCCTGCAATAGATTTAGAAATTGTAAATTTAATAGTAGCTGTATTCGGAGTTCCCTCCGAATCGACATATGAAATGGTTACTATACCTGTATTATCAGTTGCAGAAATAGCAGTTACATCTATTGTTGATGTTGATGGGGTTGTACTTGTAACTGTAACACCGGTTACATTTGTTATTTTATATTGAGAAGTAGTTAATGTACCACTATTGTATGTCAAAGCAGTTGAACCCTCAAATGCAGTTAATATTGGGTCTACAATTGTACCAGTCAACGTTCCTGCACTATTTGCTGCTACTGTTTGCGAAGCAGGGGTAATTGCAAATGTTATAGTAGGCACCGCCTTTTTAGCTTTAGCTAAAGAAATATTTCCAAATACATTTCTTGTTGTATTTTCTGAATCAACCACCGAACCTGTTACTGATATATCAACCGAATCCGTGCCATTTGCTATGTTTGGTAACGCAATTGTTGTAGTTGTTTTATTACCAATTGTATACGAATTTGTAGTAGTTGTATCTGGTGCTGATACTAATGTTTTTGTAGAACTAATACCATCGTATGCTTCGATTACTGATAAACTTGCAGTCACAAATGCATCAATTTGTGCACCTGTTGATTTTGCAGTTGCAGTTTGATTATTATTACCAATTACAAAACTTAAAACAGGTGCAGCCTTTTTATTTTTAGTATAGGTTGCTACTTTGGTTACATCGGTTGTATCACCCGCACCATCTTTATATCGTACTCTTAATTCTAGAGAACCACTATCCGCATCTAATTGTTTAATCCAATAATTAGTAGTTGAATAATCTAAATAGTTTGAACTACCAAATGAACCAGTATTAACACCGGTTGCTACTGCTGAAACGACATCAAATGAATTACTAATAAGTAATCCATTACTATGTGTTATACTTTCATTACCAACTTTTACACTCACCGAACCACTTGTCAATACAAATGAACCACTAGCTACAAATCCATTGGAAAGTGCGGGTAAGGATGCATTTTCATTTGTTAATGAAACTGATAACCCATCTAATATTTTTATAGGAGTTATTTTAATTGCATCTGAAAATTCATTACCAAATTGGTCAGAACCTGAAATAAAATAAGAGGTTTCGCCTGTTGAGAATGGGTAGGATGAGCCGGCTATTGTATAAGTATCAACCCCATTAGTTGCATTTGTAGATACTAATGTTAGTGGTGGTTTTCCGCTATCCGAATTTACGGTCAATGGAATTATTGATGATGCTAAATTTTTTCTTTTTGCTTCTATTGTTATTATTTGACCACTTGGATTTAGGGATAAATCAGTTGCTTTATAAATAAATTGATTTGTATTTGCAGTTACAAAAACACCAGGTGCATTATCACCATCTTCAAATCTATAAATTGTTTCAAACTCATTTAATCCATCACATGATGCAGTATAAGCTATAGAACCAATCATTATTGAACTACTCAATTCGCCTTTAAAACTATCTATACTTAAATTTGCACCACCATCTCCTGCGTTAGTTAACCCGCCAGGATATGTTCCCACATAACTAGCAGGAACTATATAATTACCATCTGTATCAAACGCAGCAGATGCGTAGGTAACCGAACCGGTTAAATTTTGTCTTGTTACTTTGAATCCAACTTGTTGAAAAGCAGGATTACCAAATGAACCAGTACTAAAACGAAATGCGGTTCTATCTGATTCAAATGTTAGGATTTTGGATGTGGTTGTAAAACTATTACCACCATTAAATGTTTTTGAAGTTTTTACATCGACGGGGATATAGTTGTTATTTATATCGTAAAATTCAAATTTAAAATCATATGTCTCACTTGCAAGTTTACGAGGAATATCTTGTATTAGGGTAAATTCATCAGGTGAAAACGAAGTTTCTTGTGCGTTTTGTAAACTTACATTAGCTAAATACCAATCATCACCCGCAAACTCAAATACTAATTTAGCATCTCCGGTCTTAGTGGCCTTTACATTTTGAGTTACGTTTTGTTTTGTAGTATATATCGCCGAATTAGCAACATTTACAATAGTTTGTTGTGGATAATCCGAACCACTAAAATATGCTTTTAAAGTTTTGTTTGGGTCAACCGAACCACTTAAAAGAGTTTTAAATGAAAGGGTATACTCTACCCCCTCAGTAAGAGATAGGGATTGGGATGTGATAAAAAGGGCGGTATTATCGTAATTTGTACCAGTATAATCTACTTGAATTGATGCGTTTAATTTATCTACATTGATTGTAATTGGATGTGTATTCGAACCACTTACCCAATAATTTGTTATATTTGTGTCCGTAAACTGACCATAGGATAATTCCGTATTGGCAGTTGTAGTTATATCTTTTAGTATTTCTGATGATTCTAATTTAGTATCTTGTATGAATTGATAATCACCAACTTCGTTTCTAGATTTTCTATAAACCTTTACTCTCGCTACATCACCAACAAATGTTTTTAAATCTGATAATTGAATTTTAGCAAAAGAACCCGTCAATGCTGAGTTGATTATTGTTTGTCCTTCAATATGGTCAAATGTAGTTGTGTATGCAGTAGGCGGGAAATTTGAAACGGATGATGAGAATGTATATGGAATATCTACAAATAGTTCTTTATTATTTAGGACCTCACGTATGGTTGCGGAATACCCTAATGATGGTATTTCTATTGTGTTTTCATCAACGGATGATGTCCAATTTGAACCATCAGTAATCTTTAATTTATATAAAGTTCCGGCTGTCCAAGTTCTAATATCAGTACCATAAACCGGTTGTTGTGGTATACCCTCAACCAATCCCGTTTGAGTAATTGATGGGGTTGTTATGTTAAAAACGGGCTTATTTATCTCATCAATTGTAATTTTTGGTCTTTTATAAAACCTAACAATTGTTTCGTTAGCAAGATTTTTATTTATATTAAATGTTCTTTCCCACTTAATATTATAGATACCACGCCACTCTGCAGGAACATCTCTAACTACCCCATTATCATCAATATAGGTTTTTAATTCACCTAATACAGTAATTTTTCCTAAACCAATAGGAGTGTCCTCATAAACGTGAACTGATATAATTTTTGATATACCCTCATAATATTCAGGTATACCATCACCTGGTTCATAATAAATTGGAGTACCGGTGACATCTAATATTTCTATTTTAATTTCAGTCGTTTCTTTTAAATGTTCAGAACCCTCTATAAGAAATCCATTCTTACCACCTGTAAACGTATCTTTGAATTCGGTAATTCTAAAATATTCAGACGTTCTAACTTGGTCATTTATAAATGTCCCAAAGTTTGATAGGTTTTGATAAGAAGCGAACGATTTAATTATTGCCATTGTAATCCTTTGTTATAGCAATAAATATAACTTTTTAAATTTAATTTGAATATTTATATTACAGAATGTAAGAAAACTAATATTATGAAAAAATACAAAATGGTTCAAATTTCAGAAGAACATCATTTAAAACTAAAAGAATATTGTGAAACCCATGATAAAAAAATGAGTAAGGTATTAGAAAGAATTATCGATACTAACTTTTCAGTAATAAAATTAAAGGTAGATACTAATAAAAATGAAAATACATTACGTGTATAAACTTACACACATTCATACTAATGAATTTTATTTTGGAAGTAGAACAACAAATAATAAAGCATTATTTGATGAATATTACGGGTCTGGAAAATGGAAACCAAACAAAGAATTATTGAAAAAAGAAATAATCAAAGAAGATTTTACTAATAGAAATAGTGCCGTTGAATTTGAATCTAATTTAATATCTGAACATATTACAAATCCATTAAATAGAAATTATCATATCCCAAATAGTGGGTTTCATAGAGAAGGGTCTGCGGGAATGTTATTTAGAGATATAAAAACTTTATATACTATGGCAGAAAAAGTTGGTGTGGAAATAAAATCAAAATGGGGATTGGATGAACAAGAATTAGTTTATGAATTATTACAAAACGAAAAAACCCTCAATGATAAACAAAGAGGGTTTAATATAACAATAGCTAAATGTAATTAAAACTTTACATAACTAAATCCATTTGTTTTTTTAATTTCTATTAAACCATCCACCACATCTCTCATTGAGTCGATATGGGATATAATCATTACAAAATCGAATTGTGTCTTCAAATAAGTGAATAACATGAATAGAGATTGTAAGTTCTCACTATCTAATGTTCCGAACCCCTCATCTATAACTAGGAAGTTAGGACGAGGAAGGTTACATACATTGATTAAAGCCACCCTAATTGCAAGTCCAGAGATAAACCTCTCCATACCACTACACATCTCCAAAGACCACTTATTATCCCCGTATACGAGGTAAGCATTGATGTTTTTACCATCCATCTCTAATTGCATTCCAAACTCCACAATTTGTGCCAAAATGTTATTAACCTCACCCTCAATCATTGGTAGTGATTTTTCAATCAATTCATACGATACCCCATCTTTATTTAGGGCGTTAAGGTAATATTCGTATAATTTCGATTGTTCCTCTAAATCCTTAACCTCTTTGATTTTATCCTCTAATGTATCTCTTTGTGATTGTAGGGATGAAACTCTACCATTTAATTCTAATAACTTTTTATTTGTTTTTGTAAACTGAGTCTTGTTAGTATCAAGGGTTTCTCTTACAAATTTGATTTCTTCCCTAATTTCACCATTCTTTTTGATTTGTTCTTCATTCTTATAATACTCATCAATTAGTTTAATTTGTTCGGCAATTTGTGTTTGAACTCTGATTTCCTCAGTTTCGGATGTTGATAACTTGTTAATAAGTGAAGAAATTTCTCTATCAATTTTGGTTTCCTTTTCCTTAGTATCCGTTAAATTAACCCAATCTGTCTCATATGGGGTCAATGATGCAATCGTTAACTCTAACGCATCCTTTGTAGTATTTGCAGTAGTAATATATCCATTTACCTCATTTAACGTTGTTTCAACCTCATCTTTACTTTGTAGGATTGTTTCCGAATTTTCCATACAAATATTACAATCTGGGTTATATTTGTGTAAATCCAAATGTTCTTTTTTATCAACCAAAGATGTATGCCAAATCCCTAATTTATCTAATTCATGCTTAGTATTACCTAAATCCGTTTTAGCAACCCCCAATTCGGTTATCTTTGTTTCTAACTCATCTTCGTTAAAACCATCAATTATTTCCTCTAATTGTAATTGTAAAGCCTCTAATTTATCAATACGGTCTTGTGTAGCATTTTTAGTATCTAATATCTCAGTCTCCTTATCAGTAAGAATTTTCTTTCTTTTTTCTAATTCCTCTATTCCAATATTATCTGAGTTTAATTTAACAATTTTACCGTTTAAACGAATTAAATCCTTGTTTAAAGTTTCCTCTTCCGTTTTAATTCCACCCAATTCAATATCAACTAATTTGTATTCATTTGTTGTTTCTGTCAATTGAGTTTTAATTTCAGCTAACTTAGAGGTAAAATCATCAGATTTGAATTTTTTGATTAAAGTGGCGTTATCTCTATTTTCATCTGCTGCAACTGTATATAGTTTATCAAAGATATCTACACCGATAAATTGAGAAAGTATTTCTTTTCTTTCTGATTGTGATTTATCAATGAATAAAGCATTGTTTCCTTGTAGAGAAAGGGAGGTTAGAACAAAATCCTCAAATTTACCTAAATATCGTTCAATATTTTTATTCGTATCTCTACGTTGTTCACCATTTAATGAGGTAGTAACTCCGGCATCTTCTTTCCAAAAATTTACATTTACGGAAAGATTAGTTCCCTTACGTGTCCATCGTGCACTACGTTCAATGAAGTAATCTACACCATCAATTTCAAAGTTAAATTTACAATAGAAATTATCTTTTTGATTATTTAGAATATTTTTTGATGATGAACTCCTTGATGTTTTATCAAAGATACAAAATGAAAGGGCATCGAAAAGGGATGATTTACCACTTGCATTTGGTGCAAATATACCAATCACTCCCTGTGCGTTTTCAAATCTAACTTTGTTACCTTCACCATATGAGAACATATTTGAGAACTCTAAAGTCTTAGGCACCCAAAGTATATTTTCAGCCAATTCTGAATCATCAATTCGGTGATTCATCTCTTTATTGATTTCAGAAATTTTATCTAAATCAGAATCCTCTAATAGAAATTGTCTTTCTAAATAATCTCTAATCAATTGATTTTGAAAAGTTTCATCTTTTACATTACCAACAATATTTTTGTTTAATTTTGAATTTGTTTTTAATTGACCAATAGTATCCGTTCTTGTTACGGTCACCTCTGCAACATTAAATAATTCTTTAAGTTCAGTAATACGCAACTTCATTTCTGATGCTTCGGTATTAGTGAATCTTAATCTTAAACGTGGGTTCTTAGGTAATTTTGTATCAATCTCATCATATACCCATTGTGGTATCTGTCCGTTGACTACATCAATTGTAAGGAATCCATAATCATTATGAAGATGGTGTTCGGTAAATGTACGAGTTGGAACATCCCATAATAAATACCCGTGATTCTCCAACATCTCTCCGTGATTTTGTTGAACCATTGAACCTGCATATGCTACGTGTTCCCATCCTTCACCAAATGTTTGACGTTTGTGGATATCACCTAACATTGCCATATCAAATCCTTCAAACATATCGACGGTGAATGAATTTGATGATACTACATAACCAATATCAGTTTGTGCTTTGTTTACCGGCCCGTGGAAAAGACAGATTTTGTTTTCACCCTCAATATCCTTAGCCAACGGCCAGTTTTCTTTTTTATCCAATATGGAATAAACAACAAAAGTAATATTGTTGTAATTGTAGACACCAGTATCGCGTAGATAATGGATGTGAGGATTGTTAAGATTATCAATAATGGGCGTAAGAACATCTAGTCTATGGTTGTTGTTTAAGTTACAATCGTGGTTACCGGTTATTAAGAAAGTTTCTCTTAATTTTGAACATTCGGTTAAAAACCAACTAATCTCTCTAATAAGTTCAGGAGACATCTCAGTTTTAGCATGAGCAATATCTCCTGCTAAATAAATAATAGAATCTTCAATTTTATCGTCTTCTACTTGTTTTAAAAACTTTTTGAATACTTCTTTGTATTCTTTGTGTCTTTGCAAATTTCTAATGTGTAAATCTGCTAAGTGATATATTTTGTTAATAATCATAAATTAATTTAAGTTATAGTAACTTAGTGTTTGGTGGGGTTTTATATTTATTTAAATCATATTTAAATTCTGCATATTTTATTAAATTAAAATTTTTTTCTATATTTCTTATATTTGTCTGATAATAAGAAAATAGGTCATCCATAGTCATTTTATGAATAACATCTAAATTTTTTTTATATTGTTCTAATATACTACTGATATTAAATTTTGGAGTTATATCGAAAAGGTCTTCCGCTAACCAAAAACCACAATCTTTTAGGTATGAATTTAAATGAGTACTACCTAATATTAGGGGTATGTTTTGTGATATAAACGGATTCCAACTTTTTTCACTTACATGAATTAACTCTTCCGTTAATATTTGCGTTTCTAATATACAACTAACGTATGATGTCATAGTAATTGGTAATGGAGGTAATTCAACATTAACCGACCCCTGCATACTTCTTTCCATCGGTGTGTCCAATATTACTGGCAATTTATTTTTTTTAAATTCTAATAATTTTTTATTAATATCAGAATCATTATAATTACAATTAAATCCACTATATCCTAACCAGGAATCTGTGTCTAATCCTATATTATAAACATATTTAAAAACTTCTAATCTTTCTACTTTATCTACCCCAATAATCATATTCATCTTTTTCTGACGTACATTATGTTTATATATTTGGGTGATGTATTCTAAATGAGGCCAATATTCTTGTAATGGTACACGATATCTATAATAATTACAATTTAAATTATAAGTTGATGGGTCTATATTAATAGTTTGGAACTTATTTGAAAAAATTGTGTAGTGTTCAGTATCCATATACTCCATCTGATTATCATCATCAAATATAATGATTTTACAATTATTATATTTTTTTGATAATTCTACTATGGTTTCTAATGCTTTTGGTATACCATCATCATTACCAATATATTTTGTATCAAATACAACAACATCACCGGGTTGAGGATTTATTTTATCAAATTTTTCGATTAGTTTATCATAATAAGGGGGGTCACCAATTAACTTTTGTTCAATTTCCTCTTTATCATCAAATGAATGAAAAGTATATTCTTGTTTTGGATTTAAAATATCATACCATGCCGTATATGACCCTTTACCTATGTGTTGTGCTATAATATGAATCATAATTGATTTAATTTTTGAAGAATTATATCTTCGTAATTTGTTTCTATTTTATTTTTAATAATTTTATTTATTTCAGTAAACCCAATATCCGCTGCATCTTTACCAGATGGAATAATATTTTTTATTTGGAATCCTTGCTTTTGAAAATACATTGTATAGTATAAGGCTTGGTCTTGTGCATCGGTATCTAATAAAATGTTTAGATTACGAACACCTCTTTCATATATACTATCCATTAATTTTTTGGGAATAAATTTTCCTAATATCGGAATAGCGTTTCTTCTAACCGCCATTGCATCAAAAGCACCTTCACAAATAGTAATGGGTTCGTTCCAATTAATTTGGTTTTCAAACATAATTACATTCTTTGAAACAGGCGGGTTTTTATATTTGTATGGTTCATCATCAAATACGGAACGTGCAATAAAGTAATTTAATTTATTGTTTATATCATATGATGGTATAATAATTCTACCCGAATATAACCCACCATCACAATATCCAATATTATATTTAATAATATCTGAATTTCGTATTCCTCTTAGGGTTGCGTAGTGTCTTACCTTTTTATATATGGGTTTAAAACCAGTTGGTATTTCTGCTAACGATTTAAATTCTTTCGGTAATCGTAATTCAATTTGGTCTTCCTCTATTTGAGATGATACGATATAATCATCACCATATATCTCATATACCTTACGAAGTTTAGAAACATCGACTTGTAATTTTTTAAGTAATCCTTGTATTCTCTTACCCTTAGAATCACACACCCAACAATGCCATTGTTGTGTATCTAAATTCACTTGGAGTTTCTTTTTATGATGATGACAGAATGGACAATAATGAGCCTGTTCATTTCCCTTTAAGGCCGACCCCGGTCCTAAGACATCATCTAAAATACTAACGATTGTTAATTTATCTGTGTTTGATACCATATATTATAACGCTACTAATATAGTAAAGATACGAAATAAATCTGATATTTCCAAATTTATGTACGTTTATTATATTTGCATTAAGTCTAACAAAGATACGACAAATTTATGAGATTTCCAAATCTCTTTTGAAGAATTTTCCCATTAAGTTCTCATTTAGAGATTTTTCATCTGCTAATACGTTGTTTGCAAATTGTTCTTGTAATTCGTAATATGTGAGGGCTTTCTTTGATTGACAAAATCGTAGGATTTCTTTGGTAATGGGTTCATTTGTCCATGTTTTAACAACATCATTTGATGAACAATAATCTTGCCATTTCATTTCTTTGACAACTTTACGATTTCGTTTATACCCCTTTAATGGGGCTAGAGTTCTATGTGAGTATAAACTTTTTTTACCAATATAATATTGGCCGGTTATATTGTGGGTTATTTTATAAATAAAACCAATTGTACCTTCGGGCATTTCAGATATTTCTGATATAACTTTTTCTTTATATATCCAATTCATAATTAAAATTTTGAAAATCGTCTTTATATTTAGTTCTAACCCAATCTTTTATCCAATCTTCCCTATACAAAGATTTATAATATTTGTGTTGATTTAAAGTTGGGTGTCTTTCGTATATAGAGTTTTTATTCAGATGTGGTATTCTAGGAGTAGGGTGTCCTAATTTTTGGAATAGGAAATTTACATCGTTTGAGTAATTTTCATACCTGCCTATAAAACTAATGTTTCGTTTTTCAGTTTTATTATTATTTACAAAAAATGTTTGAGGGAAATATAAGAAGTTGTATTCAAAAATAGATTTAATAAAATTACCAAAGGTTTTATTACACCCCATTCTCAATTCATGATGATACCACGATGCTAATCTTGTAAAAGGATTTCTAACAAATGTAAAAATAAAATAATCTTCAATATCTCCAAATGCGGATAAATCGTTATGTGTAGTTACAAACTCCGTTCCTTTAATTGTTGAGAGAATTTCACTAAGGGAGTTACCACCAGTTTTAGGTATATGAAGAAACGCCCACTTTTCGGAATGGTTTATTAATAACGCCAAACGGATTTATTTAAGGTTTAACGGTAGTAGAATACTTTGTATCTTTTAACTTACCACCTCTAGATTTAGCAAGTTTTGCTTCATCTACATTTGCTTTGAAAGATTTATCTTCAGAAAGAGGTGTCTTATCTTTAGATTTATCTGCCAATTTAGCAAAATCAGAATTTTTATATAAGTCTAATATACTAGCCATATTGATTAATCCTCGTTATTTCTTTTTACAAATCTAACATTATCACCATGTTGGTTGGTTAAATCTGTACGAACTTCTTCTTCTGCTGGATACCAGAAGTAAGCAAACTCTGGTGTATTTTCTTGATTTACAAACAATTGGTCTGCAGTTTCTTGAGAAATATTTTCTTCAATTATAGAATTATCTATCTTAATAATATTAAATGTTGCCATAGTATGTTTTTGGTTTTTTATTACTTATATAAATATAACATTTTTATTTTTAAGTATCAAATCGAACTAAAAAGTTAAGATTGTAATCTGGTAAGTTTTTTATTGGTTTTGGTAATTTAGCAACAACTAATAGATTATCATCATCATCGTATAATCCAATTGTAGTAATGTAGGTAGTTAAATAAGAACCATTCGGGTCAATTGAACCACTTGTATAGTAATCCTCCCACGAACCACTAACCGAACCATACGACCCGCTAAAAAACTCTCTACGGGATATATCTGATACCTCTTTTATTCTTTTAGTTCCTGCCGGGAATGAGTTGTTCACTCCTGTTATTTCAACATCATATGAACCACTAACTAATACGTTAACTGCAGTTGGGTTTTGTGAATAATTAAATTCTCCGCTATTAGCAGAAATTAAAACTTCGGTTTCATATATTGTTTGAGTTGAACGATAATCTAATGAATATTCATCAAAAAGAATATCATCAGTCATAACAATTAATCCATCATCATAAAATACGTTACCATGTACTTTTGTTTTTATATCAGTATTATCAAACGTTAATTTAGCCGTAAAATTAATTTTATTATTTTGAAAATCAATTGCAATTATAAAATATTCATCAGTATCTCCATTATAAATTAAAGTAGATGACCCATCATTTAAATCCATTGATACGACTTCGATATTATAAACACCGATTCCATCATTAATAGTTAAATACCCAACCCCATTATTATCTAAATCAAGACTAACTAATGTATATGAATTACCAACTTCTCTAATAATACCATGTCCATCATCAACAAAATCTAATCCACCTGCAGTCAATACAACACTTTGTTTTTTTATCTCCTCACCAAATCGATTTCTATCAATTGGTATTATCTGAAATGTATTAGGAAGTTTTCGTTCATATGCTAACTCTGCTAAATTTTCTGATGAACCAAATGTTGTAAATGCATTACCTTCTTGTGAATAGTATTTACTTTTTAATGAATTATATAAGGTATGAACAAAATAACCTTCACTTTTGTCTGAGTTTTCATCAAATAAACCTGTTTCATTATATACCTTTATGATAGGATATTCTCCCTCATTAGTATTCCAAAGTTTATATACATTGAAAGACCTTTTAGATATATTTGATTTGGGTATTGATTTAAACATAGTGAATTCCTTACCTATATAAGTATTTTAATAACTAAAAACCCAACTTTTTAGGGTTGGGTTCTTTAAATATGTTATTTGGTTTTTGTTCTACGATACTCCCAAATAATTTTTTAATTAGAAATCTAATTTAACCGCTATTAAAACTTCTTTATCAAACGATTTTGCAATCGGTTGTGAAGTTTTAGCAACTGCTAACATTTCGTTAGCATCGTTGTATAGACCAATTGTTGTAATATATGTTCTCGGGTCTCTTTCAAATGTTGATTCTTGAAAAGAACCATCAGATGAACCACTTGTAAATGTTGGATTATTTGTAAAATTAAATTCTCTATTTGTTGCTCTCACAAAGTAATGAGATGTAGAAACGTTTTCGGTTCTTCTTGCTTGAAAATCACCACCACCCTTTATTGCGTTGTACAATAAAAATTGATTTTTACCTTCATATGCAACACCATCATAAATTGATTTTCCACCAACTGAACCACTATCTATTGATGTACCTATTTTTGAATGAATTGCTGTGGGATTTAATACAATAAGACCCTGGTCTGGGTAAAATAATCCAAATCCACGTCCATTACTATCATATCTACCATCAATCGTTGCTTCAGACTCTTGTCCTAAATTTAAAGAACCAGATACTACATAAAATAATCTACCTGCTTTACCAACGGTATCAGAGAATTTTTTACCACTATCATCTATAAAGGTAGTTATACCATTTGAGCCACTTAGGGATAATTCCCAGTTCCCCGCATCCATTGTTTCTTTATATCTAGCCCTTGCTACGTTAATAATGTAGATATCGTTTGAATTATGTAATCCTTCACCTGATGCTGAATCAAATGTGAAAAATTCATCCGTTTGGTCTAATAAAATAGAACGATATTGTGCATATGTTGCTTTTGTTGCTAGGGTTGAATCATCATCAATGTTTAATGAAACCGAACCACTCGCATATTTGTGTCCATATGCTACAGCAAATTGAATATCATCCGAACCAGATTTATAAACATTTAAATAATAATTTGAACTTACTGCTACAGCTTGAGTTGAAGATGTTGCATAGGCAGTTAAACTTCCCGTATCACCACTCCAAAGACCAGTTGTTACAACTTCTACCTTACCTGTAATTTGGTCGAATTCGCCAAATCTTTTGTAAATACCGGTTGTAATTGAACCACCCTGTGCAGCTAATTTATCACCACCTGTCACATATTGGTTTATAAGATTTGATAATTGCTCGGTAGTTATATTTCCATTACTAGATTGCAAATATGCTGCTAATTCTGATGTTAAATTTACTCCTGCTTGTCCTGTAATTTGTGCCATATTATTTTATTCTCCGTTTAAGCTATATAAGATACGGTCACAGGGATAGTTTGAGAACCACCTGTTTCGTTACCATATACTGTTATAGTTGTCTTAATAGTTTGTGTTGTATTTGGGTTAGGAATGAATGAGAATGTTAATCCTCTTTCTACTGCTGCAGTTGTTGTGATTTCATCGCCTAAGAATACCGGAATTGTACCCGTTCCTGCTGCGATACCACTACCAACAATTGAACCTGCATTTTTATTTGCTAATACAATTGTGTATCCTGCTTGTCCGTTTCCACTTGGTGATGTTGTTGGAGTTAAAGATACCTGACCACTTCTTTGGTTTACTGAAATTGAAGGAACACCAAATTCTACTTTAGGAATTTTAGTTGTACCTTTTGGTAAAGTTACCAATTTATATTTTAGAACTTGAGTTTCATCAGGAGATGCTTCAGTTACAGGAATCGCAATGATTGCTGCATCATAATAAGCAGAACCCTTTGGGTGTGCTGGTTCATAAAGTGTGTAATCAATCTCATCATCACCTAATGCGAATTTAGTAATGTTAAGACCTTCTCCAGATGCTAATTTTTCTCTACCTTTCTTAGTAAGAATCGCATCAACTGTGATTTCGGAATTATCTAAGTATGCCATAATTTTTGTATTTTCTTTTTTACTTTCGTATATAAATATAAGTATTTAATAATTTTCATTAATCAACCACTAAAATTGGTTCTCCACTTCCTCTACCTGTATCTGAAACTTTTAGTATATTAGGGTTAGTTGTGAACGTTTGAACCGGTGCACCACCTAAAATATTAGTTGCAGCGGTTTGTTTGGACCCATTAAAATAACTATTTTGTAATCCGGTTGATAAATCACCAGTATTTCTATAATGGGTTGAGAAATACCCATTTAAAGGAGTTACCTCTACGATATTTCCACCGACTGCAGGAGCAGTGATTTCAAACCCATCGGAACCAGTAAATGGTAGTATAGTAACTTTTGTTCTATAAAACGGAGTCGAAACTAATTGTGTTCCCATACTTTTATCTAACGCGTTTATGTTTTCAGGTATATTTTTTAAATAACTTTCTTTTATTAAAAATACTTTATTTCTTTCTTTTATAAAATTACCCCAAACATCTATATATGTTCTAATTACATTTCCATCCGAACCAAACAACCCAAATCCGGCAACAGATAAAGAATTTTTATCTAATCCGATTTGAATAAATTCAGTTTGGTCGTATTCACCAGTTATCGAACCTGTTATTGTAGCATCAATATGTGCAAATATTCCACCCATTGTTTTGGTTGAATCGGTTGTAATTGTTCCAAACACGTTTGTAGTACTAAATGTATCTACTTCTCCATTATAAGAATTATTTGTTGCAACTAAATTTAAATCCTCCTGTGTTTGTATTTCAACAGAATATTGTGGGGTTGTTACATTTAAAGCAATTGCATTAGATGTGGAAATAAATGCATTTATATTTTGGTATGATGCAAATTGGTTTGTAGTTTCATTAGTATCAATAGTAACTTCATGTTGAGCATTTACTGCGGATGGCTTGTTCCATTTAACTTTACTTCTTTCTAAAATATGTGGTTCAATTAATAAACCAGATGAAACCTTTGCCCTTGCAGGAACTAATGATTCTAATGTTTCAAAAAGTGATTTATCAATATATCTTACTAATTGAATATATTCGTGAGTATTTAAATTATATCGTTGAAAATAATAATTTCTTAAAGTAGCTAAATCTGAATATGAATCGCTATATTCATCTGCAGGATTACCAATATAATCATCTATATTAAATTCACCCAAAGAACGTAGAATATCCATATTCACTTCTTTCATAGGTGAGAAAAATAATCCCAATCTATCCGTATCTATTGGTGCCTGGTCATATGATTTTTTAGTTGCTCTACTTTTATAGTTTAAATCTGATTCTAAAGTTTGTGTTTCAAAACGGAATTTATTTCCTACGGTCAATCCACTTGAAGGAACTTTTGCTGTTACAGTTCTTTCATATGGAATGTAATTATATGGATAATCCGCTATTCCATCAGCTGGGTTTGATATATCAACTAATGGGAAATTATGAACACTTGCACTAGTTGCATAATTTTGTATAATTGCAACATTATTAATACTACCTCCTACACTTAAATCTTTTGGATATTCAAAATCTAAACGGAATAATAAATCAACCGATGATGCAGAAATATGTGAACCATCAATTGCATCTGGTAATAGAGTATGATTATCAATACGAGATTCTGGTAATGGTGTTCTCCATAAACGGAATTCATCTAATGAACCGGTTAATCCTTCACCAACGTATAATATAGAACCACTTTTCCAAGTAGTTGAACCAATTGGTAATGGGTCTGAAATTTTGATTACTTCATTTCGGATTCTTCCTTGAAATCCTTCTTTTAAATATAATTCAAATACTTCAGTAGTAGAACCAGTTCTTCTATTTAAAACAATATTTGTATATGCATCATTGTAGAATGGCATATAATCAGTAGATACTGACGAGGCTGAATTGCTGCCTGTAATTTTAAATTCTAATTTAGCAAGAGAACCAGTGCCTGGTACTAAATCTAATACCCATTTATCAGTTCTTAATAAACGTTGAGTAACACTACTTTGTAAAGTATTAATACTAAATTCAATTGCATTAGGAAAATCAGTTCCATTAGTATCAGAATAATTTTTAAACGGAATTTGTAAGAATGAACCGGTTTCAAAGTGTAAAGCACAGGTTCTATCATCAAATGTAAATGTTGTAGTCGCATCAGATGATGGGTCTTGTGGTCCACCATATTCCATTATTGTTAACATGGATGTCGGGATACCATAACAAGCCATTGCTGCACTTAATGCCCTTTTTGTACCCTTATGTTTTAATAGGTATGGTAAGTTATTTAGTATTCGTCTCCATATTTGATGTTGACGAGATTTTCCACTCATTGATGATGAAGATGAACCATCTGAATTCTTACCGAATGCATATTCCCATAGGTATTGAGATTGAACCCCCATATCGGCGTTCCAACCCAATGATTCTAGCATATGATATATTAAATCATTACCAATACCATCTTCGTATTTGTGTTCTAATTTTTTAGATTGTGCAATTCCTTTTGTATATGACCATAGGGTATCAAAGTGTTGACCCATCATATTCAAAAATAAAACAAACTCAGCATTTTCAGCATCGTTTGTAATATGTGCCGGAATATTATTTACTAATATATTTTTGTTATTGTAATCGTATTGTTGTGCATCATCTATGATTCCATTATACCAATCGGTAACTGAAGAATCCGTAGATTGACTTACAGAATTACCTCCGGCACCGGGATATGTTAATTCATATGAACCAGATGTTGTGTAGAGATATTTTTCAAATCCATCAAATCCGGCTTTAACTTTATTTTTACTTTCAACGTGTTTTTGTAATTCTAATGATGATGTTACCGAACCAGATATATATGATAAACTACTTGATACAAAATTTATTTTAGTATCATAAAATTCAATTAATTCTACTTTATATAAAAAGTTTTTTACTCGTTCTTCTGCTGATGAGTATTTTACAAAATTAGACCACGCATAAGTTGAACCACTTTCATACTGAATGTTTAAATTCTCTAATGAAAATTCGCTTGAACTTACATATGAGTTAATTAAATCAGTTGATGTGTTAGACCCACTTGCTAATAAATCATCTAATATTTGATACCCAATTTCATCACCAATTGTTACATTAAAATTTGGTTTTAATGGAGTACAATCACTTTTTAATTCATCAATAATAGTAACTTGTTCTATTATAGGAATTGATTGAATTTTAGATATCCATAATTGTTGGTTAGGTTGTATTTCACGAGGAAGAGGTTCGTATAACTTTAAAACTAAAGATTTTTGTTCTTTAGATTTAGTACGAGTTCCTGTTTCTGCATCCGTTTTATATTCAGAAAAAGTTTCAGTATCAACTCCCCACGTCGCAATTAATTTATTATCACCATCACCTAAGTGTAGATAGTGAGTTAAAAATTTAGAAATTTCTTCCTCTAATATTTTTTCGTCTAAATTAATTTCAAACGCACTTCTAATATCTGCAATTACTTTACCTCTTCGTAATTTTAAATCTCCCTTATCAAATAAAATAGAAATTCTTTCAATCTTACCTTCGGTTAATTCATCACCTTCTTGATTAAATGGAATTAATAAAATTTCAAATTGAACCTTATCAGTATCTTCATTAAATTGATTTTGTGCTTTCTTTAAAACATCCTCTACATTTAATGTAATTAATCCTGCAGGTGATAATTTACCAATTGCATATTGTTTATCATACTTTGAGACATACATCTCAATGTAGTTTGTATTAATTGATTGCCAACTAATATCAAACTCAACATTAAATCCTTTAAAATCCGCACCTTTAATATTCTGCGGATAATTAATATGGGTAATATCTGGTCCTGGTAGATAGTATTTGTTAACTACATTAATTGTAATCTTTGTAGTCTGACCACTACCTGCTCTATCCGAACGAGGTTGTAGATAAACTACATAGTTACCAACCCCATTATAAAAATCGTTTTTAGATAAAACAAGTGAACCATTTGGGGATAGTGTACGCTGAGTAGACCCTAATGAATAGATAATCTCCGATGCATTAACACTATTATATGGTATGTTTAAATTATTATTACCTGCTATATTAAATTCAAACGATATACCCTCAGTTCGTAATGTAGGTGCATCTGCTTGGGGTATATTATCATTTGATTTTTTAGATACTGAAATATTAACTATTGCATCATCAATTCCTGGTTCTAATTTAAAATCTAATCTATCATACTTAACACTATTTCCTTTTGTAATTACTTCATATACAACCGAATGTGTTTGTGTAGATAATCCATTTGAAATAAAATCAATACAGTAAGCACTATCTAAATTAGGTGAAAAATTAAATTCAGTTCTACCAGATATAACGTTTCCTGTCACACCATTTGATATACGATATGATATTAAATCATTTTGATAAACATCACCATTTATTTGTATCCTTGCAAAAGCCTGAGGAAGTGGGTCAATTGGTACTGGAAATGTTTTTAAATCAAATTTTAATGTCGTACTTAATACGGCATCAGTTTCAGTACTTTTTTCTAATATATTTTGTTGAATAAAATTACCACCAATTAATTTTTCAATTATCAACTGATAATAGGTAAAATATACTACACTTTCATATACTTTTGGTCTTTCTACCCTTTTTCTAATTACTGCGTTTGGATTATTAGGGTCTTCTTCAAATGTATAGCCAACCACATCATCAAATGGAATTTCTACAAGAGTTTGTTTTCTATTTTCTTTTTTTAGAGTATAAACCTTATAAACATCTGAAGATTCTACTCCTGATTTTTGAAGTGTTATTTGTTTGGGAGTAAGTAATTCTTTTTGATTAAATCGTAATTCGGTAGGGGTTGATTTTACATTTTGAATTACACCATCTACCAATACTATTCCATCTTGTGGATTAGATTGTATTCCAATTTGAATTTCTAAATTTTGTGTATTGTATACATCAGTTGGTGCATAGGTACATGAACCATCATTATATGTAGCAGATGAATCATAATTATTGGCACGTGGGTCAGTACAACCAAATTTTGGTGAAGTTGGATTTCCACCACCTCCACTATTTGGTGCCGGTATATTATTACTCCCACCGCCGCTAAATGAACCACCAGTATCTACATACACCGCGTTTCCGTCATTTATATTATACCCATTTGCCATAGTTATCTATCCTCGTCTTATAAATATGTTATAGATATAAAAATGGTTGTATCATTTTTTCATTCAATAAATAATCATATGTATTTTTAATATTACCACCAATTGTTTTATGCTTTTCTACTAATAATTTAATTCCGTTTATTTTTATATCATTTATAAATTTATCATTACCCTGCCAGTGAGAATATGAATTATGCCAATCTGGTCTAATTTCATCATACTCTAATGAATAATAATCAATTAATCTTTCTAACAAATGTTCACATATTAAATGTGAAATCAATGATTTATGAGAATCCAATTCATCATTTGCTTCAACTAATATGTTTTTATTTTCAAAATACCAATTTCTTAATTTTTCATATGATTCAATAAAATATTGAAGTAATCCATTATTTTCTTTCCAATAAATTAGATTAGTTGAAAAACTTCGTTTTGATTCTATGTTCCATTCTGGTATTAGTGATGTAAACGTATTTAAGTTATTCAAAGTATTTAATCCAATTTCAATCTCATTCGTTGCCGGTTTTTTTACTATTTCATCAAATGATAAAAATGTTTTTGAGTTTCTATTAAAAATTAATGGAGAATACAAAAACATATCACCATCAATTGTTATATACTCATCATTTCTAGTTTTCCAAATATAAATTTTCAAATCATCAAATAAAATATATTCAATATTATCTATATTGTGTACTTCATCTACATAATTACCCAATCTATCAACGGCATCTGTTGTACCATATAATACTGTTTGATATCCTAAATCCTTAGCCATTTGTATTGAAACATAAAACATATCATACACATATTGACCATGTGGGGTTAATGGGTTTTTATTTGCTAAACTCCATATTAATTTCATATAATTTACGTTGTATTAAAATTATTTGGATTATAATTTACATTATTGATATCACCACCTTGTGAATATCCGGCACCACCGAATGTATTTCCTCCACCACCACCCGTTGTAGGAGTGGTTGGAGTAGTCGGTGTAGTTATACCACCACATGGACCTATAAATGTAACTCGCACGTTTGGTCCTTCGGATATAGTATTTTCAACTGCACATATTTCTACTTCTTGGCCGGGTAGTAATCCATTTATTGTAGCAGGTGCACCTGATGAATCTTTATAAAATATAGGAACAGATACTCCGTTATTATAGTTATACCCATTGTTATTATATTGGTATCCATTATATCCAGTTCCACCATACGAATCGTATCCATTATAACCATATGGATTATAGGTATAATATGAATCATTTAAAACTCTATATAACCCCGTAGTTAATACTTCTCTAATTTTTGGTACTTCTCTTACATCACCACTAAATGATTCAATTGTTTGATATGTAATTGTCAATGAATCATATTCTCTACCAAATACGTTAGTTTGTTTATTACCATTCGCATCAGTAAATATTATTCCACCCTCTGAAGACCAAACATAGAATGTTTTGGTTATTGTTGATGGTTTAGTTGCATCTGCATATTTACAAGAACCATCATCCATAACTGCAAATTTATTATAATTTAAAGCAGATGAATCCATACATCCTTTAACCTTTTCTATTGGGGTTGCATCTTGTATTGGATTATATTGACATGAACCATCTGATTCAGTTGCTAATGGATTATAGTTTTTAGCATTTTTATCAGTACACCCTCTAACCACTCCTTGTTTATTACCTATACCATTAGTCTCATTTGCGTTAGCACTAATTATTGATTTTAAAATCTCTTTAGTTGCATCTAATGTGATTTGCTCTTCTTTTGTTAATATGTTATCTTCTTGTATATCTTGTTTAGGTAAATAAAAACTTATAATTTGAATAAGTGAACTAATTATAAATTCTTTTATTTTAACTATTGATAATTCTATTGGTTTTGGGGTAGAAAGCGGTTTACCATAATTAAGAGAGGTTATATTAGTATCTCTATTACCAACAAAATGTTTAGTAGTTTCAATTAATTTTTCTCTAATTGTATTTATAAAATTTTCCCAATTCTGAATTTTAAATTCGGTTTGAATTAATTTTCTATATTGTTCTCCTTCCGCAATCGTTCCCTTTTGCATTAAGAATGATTTCAGAATATTTTCTACTTTTAATGATTGTACAAATGGTTCTACAAAATAAATCGTATCATCTTTAAATTGACCATCTTTTAATAAAATATTTAATCTGATATCCAAATCTTCAATTGTATTTTCATTAACATCTTTTAATGGTAAAACTCTAATTTCAGTTCGTGATGGTGATATTTCATGTATCCATAATTTATCCTTATCAATTGTTTCAGAACCAACTCTTCTATTTAATAGAGTTGTTTGAGTTTTAAATATACCATTAGAATATCCAGAATCTCTTACTAATTTTTCAGTATCAATAATATATTCTCTAGCACCATTGGTTTTTATATTAGATTTGTTTTCACTAAAAATAAAATATTTTGTAATATTTGCATCATCTAAGAAAATATATCTAACTAAATCCCCATTCTCACCTTGTGGTAACAAATTATCACTTGAATCATATAAGATAAATTCAATAGTATCGGCATCACCTAACCCAAAGTAAGATTTGGCAACTTCTTTTTCAAAAATTGCTCTATCTTTACTATCAACTTTGTAGCCTTTTTTTTCTACTATTTCTTTGAATTGATTTATTGCCATGCTAGTATTTTTCTTTTACTCATTTGTTTATTATAAACATAATAACAATATTGTTTACCAACCTTATGAATTATTTTTCCTATCCAATTATCATTAGGTAGGATTCCAACTTCGTATGCCATATGTTCTGTCCACGGCTTTACCATTGTGTAAATCCATTTTGTATATTGTGGTTTTGCTTTCATAAACCCAACCACATTCTTAGCCCACATCATATATCCTAAAACTAATGATGGGTCTTTCTTAAACATCATTTCACCATATAACTCATCCGCGTTCCAAATATGTTGAGGTAAGAATCCTTGTTTGTAAAGTTCATTACAAATAATTTTCTTTTTCTTAGTAGTTGCAGCAGTAAGTTGTTGATTAGCAGTTGCTGCTGCTGCACTTGCCTGTGATGCTTGTAGTTGAGCTGATGCTAATAGTTGTTGTGCGTTTGTAACTTGAGTTTGTAAGTTTGTAGCTCTATCATTTGCACTATCTAATTGAGTTGTTAAATTTTTTTGTAATTCATCAAAGGTTACTTTCTCAGCCTGTAATCCCCTAAGTTGTGCTTCTAATGAAACCCTCTCAATACCTTCTTTAATACCTTTTGAAAGTGCGTTTTGAAAATCTTGAATTAGTGAAACATATTTATTATTTGTAATTTCAGATTCATTTTCAGCCGATGCTCTTAATAATCTTTCTACATCTATTTGAGTAGCCAATGCCTCGTTTGCAGTATTTAGGGTTTCAATCTCAGCCAGGGCATCACTTAATTGTTTACTTAAATCAGTATTTTTTGCTAATGATTCATTATATAATGCTTCTAATCTATCGTATGTTTTTTGAGGAACAACTTTTGGTTGTGGTTTTGCAGGTGCTGCTATTAATTCATCAACAACTACATTAACTGCCTTTTTTAATTGCTCTTCGTTATACTTTGGTCTTTCAACATATCCAGAGGTTTCACCATCAAAATCTTCAGCAGTGGGTTTGACATAAAAAGTATGATTACCTTGCTCATCTTGAGAGGTAATCACAGCAGAACCACTTGATATTAATTCTGAAACTCTAAATTCGTTTTGTAATGACATATTTTATTTCTCTATTGTAAACGTTAAATCTTTATCTGAAAAATATTCTATTACACCACTTCTATCTATTTTTATTTCAACATAATAACTTCTATTAGTTTCCCAATTTGTTAAATTTAATTTAAAATAATTTCCGTTACTATTACAACTTACTTTTGTATAATCACTAAATGGAACAATAATTTCATCAGTAATCACATCTTTAATTTGATAATAAGTTGTAGATGGTAAATATTTTATATCGTTATATGCAAAGGTATTTGAATAAGTTTTAAGTGGATATTTTTCTCTAGCAAAAACTCCAATTTCAATAATACTTCCTACTTTATATTTTGTTTTTAATTTTTTAAATGTTACATGAATATCATCAGAAGTCAGTTGAGTTAACGAACCGGTTACAAATGACTGGTCATTCCAACCAATTCTAACTTTTGGTTGATATATGGTATTGGTTTCTTTTGAAAAGAATTTCAATTGTCCGTAATCTTCCTCATCGTTTTCTAATACACTTGAATGTCTTAAAATCATACCCTCATTTGGTAAAGAACCCGATATCCAAGAAGTAAACATAGTTTTTACATTCATATTGATATCTGCACTTTGATAACTAAATGATTGTGATGTTGCTGAACCCGTCCACCATACTCCACCCTTACCATTGTACGAGCCGGTTACACTACCTGTAATATATAATTCATTTGTAATCCAATCTACTCCAGTTGTTCTATGATTCCAAGTAACACCATCCGTTGAGATATCATCAAAACGAGTACCAATTCCCATATCCCAACTTTGTGTAATTGGATTTGCATAGATTACATAATCTATTGGTATTTCATTTGCTTCACATTCTCTAAGAATTAATTCTGCAGAACTCATAGTAACTGCACCACTAGCAAGAGATGCAGAAAGAGCAGTTGTTTCAAACTTTATTAAAGTATGGGCAACATCTTTTAAATTTCCATAGTATACTTTAGAAATTTCTAATATCTCATCTAAACCAGTGTTTTGAGTTGGTTGTTGTAAATAGATTGTTGCATCTTTTGATGCTGTTAAAAAAGTATACATTAAACAACCCTCCCTTTAATATCTTTTGCCGGAAACTTAACTTCAAATATTGATGGGTCTAATGATGGGTACACCATTTTACCTTTTGTTGCTTCTGCAATGTTATATGAATTACTCGAATATTGGCCTAAACATTTATTTACTATTTCACATTTTGGAACTGATTGAACTCCTTCTATTCCTGCAATTAATAATTCTAATTCACTTATGTTAATTGCCATATTAAATGTCCAATCATCTATATTAAAGTAATTTGTAACTTCATCAATACATCTTACTAATACTTCCCTTTTATTATATCCACTATAAGTTCTAATTTCAAAATCAACCCCAATGTTTATAATATATCCATCCATTAAATTCACACCATCTGTCAACAAACGATATTCATTTAAATAAGTTTTAAGATTTTCTTTTAATGCCTGATTTGTTCCAATTTGTACTAAATTCTTATTAGAATTATATCCTAAAATATATAAGTTAATTGCAAATGGATTATTCTTTTCGTTTGTATTATTTTTCTTTCCTACTAAAAATTTGTTAACCGCATCTTTAATTTCCATTTCACTCTTACCTTGTAAACTTGTTACAATATCAGTAAATTCACTTAGAGTATCTGGATTTGCAAGGATAGATGATGGTGAGTTGTTATCCAATTCTCCATCCGGTGCACAATATGCTTTAGCAATACCACCATACTTTGCAGGTAGTGATAGGGCTCTTACTTGATAATCTTTACGAGTTACTGCTCTATTTTGAGAACCAAAGGTTGCCAATGCGTTTTCTCTGATTTCATCGATAGTTTCTGCACCTCTTGCCCCATTTGCTGCTGTTTCGTTTTCAACTGCGATTGACCCTTTAGCAACTTTATATGCTGTCAATTCATCTCCACTAAGTGAAATTGTATCTTCATCAAATGAAACGTTTGTTATTCTATTTAATTCACCTTTTGGTGTATTTGCAGAAATTCCACCTCCTACTAAATACGAAACTGTAATAGTAGTATTAGCAGGTGCCTGGCCGTAACTTCTTGTTTTCAAAAAGTTTGCAGGGTCAAATGATGCACCTAAATTATCTATTGATGAATTTAATCCCAATCCCACATTTTTAAAATTTGGTATAAGAGTTTCATCAGATGAGGTAGAATTACCTCCACCAAATACAATTGTTGTAGTATTATCGGCGTTTACTTTTGTTACAAACCTACGAGAAGTTTTTACTAATTTTAAAATGTTTGGAACTGAATCTTTGAATTGAACTAAATCTTTATCAGTTTGGTTTGATACCGGATAATCAACAAATACCATCTCTTGTGCAAGATATGGAACTTCATACCATTTATTTCCACTACTATCTCTTACATCATATATTTGAATTATATTTGTTTCTGCCAAATCTATTTTTGAAAATTCTTGTGCAGTTCCAAATGTAATATCTATTGTCTTTAATTCTGCAGAGATTGCGTTAACGTACTTTTTAACTAAATAAAAGGTTGGTTCACCATCGGCATCTTTTCTATATATTGTAATTTCTCTCTCATCTTCAACACTAAAATCTAATAATTCAGTTGTTCTAAATAGTGTACCGGTTGTATTTGCTTCTACTACCATTCCCTCTTTGATTCTAAGGAAATACTCAGAATTAGGTCTGTTATTAGCCCCTCTACCTATATTTGGAACTAATTGATAAACTGATAATCTTACTAATGCAGGTGATGTTACTTTTGGTTTGTATCCTAAATATTGTGCAAGTGCGATAACATTTTCTTTATCCTCTGCGTATAACATTAAGGATTCTTTTAATGTATCATCGATATAATACCCCAAAACATCTCCAATATACGATGCCATTTCGATGAACATCATACCTGGTGAGGTTTCGTTAAAATCTGAATATGTTTGTGGGAAATAAGTTTTTGCGTACTCAATTAAGTTTTGACGGAAACCGGCAAAATCTTTATTAAGATATTTTATATCTCTACCTTGATTACTTTTTCTTGTTATACTATTTAATGCCATTATTATTATCCCCTAACTGTAAAAGTTATTTCTTGTGTTTCAATTGTATTTCCGACCGTAAACTGAATTGTCATCCGTGCTGTGTGGTTATCCTTCATAGCATCAGTCATTTCTACATCAATTTCTTCAATATTAATATATGGTAACCAATAACTGACAGTTTGGGTGATTACATCTTGTAATCGGTCTTCAAACGTATCATCCATTGGTTCAAACAAAAGTGATTGTAATCCCGTACCAAACTCTGGTTGCATTATCCTCTCACCCTTTGCCGTTAATAGTAAATTTTTTAAATTAGCTTTTGCTTGTTCGAAAGATGTAAAGGCTTGTTCAAAATAACCAGTATTACCCTTTTTAATGGGTAAAGTTATCCCGTATGCGTAAGAATCAAATTCTTTCGTATCCTTTACAATTTTACTACCAAGTACATAAGCCATATTATTTCTTAAACCTCTTAACTAATTCCGAATTATCTCTATTTAAAATTCTGTCTAATCCTGCTAATCCAGTCGTAACACCTAACCCACCTTTTTTAATACCACTTCCTCCCATATCTCCATAACCCATTTTAGAAGCCATTTGACTTCTCATTGTTTCAATCCCACCTTGTGCTCCACCTCTGTACGATATTGTTTCATCTATATCAGGTTCCGCATCCATATAATTTGGAATGTGTGAATTTGCGTAACCCTCATTTATTGGTTGTTCCATTTGGTAATTATCTAAAATAGATGAACCACCTCCCACCTGTCCCGCACTTCTTTGTGCAGCAGTAAATGGTTTAGTTTGATTTAATATTTCATTTATAGTTGAATTTCTACTCAATTGTTTTACTGGTTGAACTTGTCTTACTTCTTCTTTAATAGTAGTAGTTGTTCTATCTTTTTCTAATAATAGAGTTGCCAATTCAAACGGGTCAACTTCCTCCAAAATATCTTTTTTAGGTTTTGGAGCAGGAGTTTCGTTTAATAATTTACTAACTTCCTCTTTAATCATTTTAGGAAGCTGTTTCTTAATTTCTTGTTCTACAACTAATTTTATCAGTTGTGCTAATTTTTTAGAATCCATTTTTAAAATATTTGTTAACTTAGTATAAATATATCGTTTGAGTATTTTGCATTTTTATGAGTACAAATTGGGGTTTTCTTTTAATTTTTTCCAATATCCACAAAACTTTTGTTTCCTATCCTCTAATCCATTATACCCACCATTGATTCGTTTTGTAATATATTTTAATGTTCCCATTGAATCATCTACTGCTGCTTCATTTAATTTACGCGTTCTCCAAAACCAACAAGCAGTTTCTGCAACATATTTTTTTTCAACCAATGTAGAATTTTCAACCACATCATCAGATACTCCTTTTCTAAATTGACTATAATTTGCTCGACCTGTAAGTTGAATATAACCTCTACCTGCATATCTAAACCCATCACCCGCTTGTAAATTACCCAAATCCTTTCTACCCTCATATCTTTGTTGAGTTGCCGATGGGCCCCATATTTCTTTTGTATAAATAAAATTACCACTCTCGTGTGCACATTGGGCTAGAAAGTGTGCCTTTTGTAAAGGAGTAGTTATACCCCACTTCCTCATAGCCTGAATAACAACTTGTGGTGGTTCTTTTAGTTTTATATTTCCGCATTCTTCAATCTTTTCAGAATTAGAAGCGTTTGATACGGCAGAATTATCTTCATTATTTTGTGGTGTATTATTACCATCATTATTTCTAACTGCAGGACTTGATTGTGGTTGACCACTTAAACCTGCTGAGGTTGATTCGTTTATACCATATCCCTTTTCAGTAGCATCATCTGCTATAACTTCTTGTTCCGGTGATAATTTTATAGCCTCTTCAACTTGTTTTTGTTCTGCTGCTTTTTCTTCAGGTGTTGCTGGTATATCATTACTACCTCCGGCCGGAACACCTTTCCCTGCAGGTGGTATTGTATAACCAACAAATGGAACTGCACCCGGCCCAGGTGTTAATAGTGGTGGATATAACGAAGTGGTTAAATACATTCCTTGAATAGTGGGCAGATGGGTTTGAATTGATGCAATCAATTGGTCTAAAAATACTGCCGAATCATTTGTTGGTTTTGCCATTTCGTTTAACTATATTATAATTTTATTTTTTATCCACACAAGTTGGAGGAATTACAAAACCAGAAATAGTTGATACTTTTGGAGTTTTTACAAAACATCCACATCCATTTCTATTGAAGCCACCACCGCCAGTATTTCCTTCTATTGTAGTTATTTTACCATCTTTTGATATTGCTGCTACAACTCCAATATGATGTTCCTTGCCTTCAGGTCCATACAACGCTGCAGCTCCTATTTTTGGAGTTTTACTATATGTACCATTTTTTTTACCCCATATAGCCCAATTTTTACACGATGCAGCACCAGGAGGAGTTTTTAACCCCGCAGACTTCCACCAAGCAGTTACAGCAGATGCACACCAATAATATCCCTCACCTGTTGCTCGGACCTGTCCCTGATTATCTAAACCCGTTAGTTGAACCATTATATCAATACGACCAGGTTTACCCGGCGGGGTCTCTCCTCCCGCTTGATTTCCTCCATAGTTCAATCCTGCACCTTTATTTGCCTTCGTGCCGGTTTCTAATATACCAACATCTTTTTTGGCAAATTCAACTATCTTTAATCCAATAGGACATGAAGTATCAACATTACCATCAATTTTAACCGGAGTTGAATTTATAGGTTCATTTGATTCTATTGAACTTGCTTGTCTTGTATCAATTTCTTTTTGTGTTTTATCAATATATTCTCTAGCACCATCACGTTGTTCTTCCGTTGCACCGGAATTATTAATTGTGTTAGATGCCCTTTTAATTTCTTCTTTTTTCACCTCAATATCTTCATCTGATAATTCATATGGGTCTTCAAATACTTTTCCAGTAGGTGCAGTAACAGCAGTATCGGTTGGTTTTATTAATACAGGTTCTAAACTTTGCATATCAGTTGGTTGCCAAGTTCCGGGATTTGTAATCATACTACTAACTGTCACAATATTTATAATTGCACCGGGAGATGGTATGATTGGAGGTGGGACTTGACTCATCGTTGCACCTGTCCAATAAGCTAGAAACGCAGGACCCATATTAGTAATAATAGGATGTTCACCTGATGGTTGTTGAAATGCGGTTGCAAGAATACCATTTAAGGTACTCTCCATTAATTCAGTATTACCCTTTGCAACTGTAATATTATTAACGGAATCAAATCCTCGTTTAACTGCCATATCATATTCTAATGTAAGTTTTTTTGCAAAAGCACCATAGGAATTAATTCCTGCTTGGTTTTGCATATAACTCAACATATTTTGTTTGAATATTTCTAATGACATCTTATTCAGTAAAATTTAAAGTTGATTTGAATTTTTCCAATCTACCTTTAATATCGTTAAATGTACCTCTATTTTCAGGACCAGTTGCAGTCGGACCAGAAGGGGTTTTAAATATTTGTGCATTAATTGCATCAATAAGTTCTCCCAATAATCCTTGTAAGGTTTCTCCCCTTACTAATGGTTCGGCATCACTTTCGGTATTAAGATATATCTGTCCTTTACCACCTAAAATGTAAGTATTGTTATCATTTGTAGTAACCCTAACATCTCCATTAAAATCTAAGTCTGCACCAGCTTTACCATTATCAATTGACATTTTACCATCTGATATAAATCCATAATTTCCTTTTGAATAGAAAATCATTTCTTTAGATTTAGCAGATATTATAATTCTTTCGGAATTTACTAATAACTGGTCATTGCCTTTTAGTTCTGATGGGTATGATTCAAAATGAGTTGGTTTAGTTTCAAAATTTGAAGAACCACCATCATCTATAATACCCGGTTGAAAATTTAATTTATAATCACCTGATGTAATTGCAATAGTTGTTCCATCTTTATTTACATCCTCTTCAGTCAGTTCACCTTTTTTAAGTTTACTAAGTGATTCACTATTTTGTCTATTTCTTAAAATAATAGTTGGTGCAAATTTTCTATCCGTACCTTCTCCATTATTATATCCACTAAAACGAATTGATTGACCAAAACGAGATTGAATTATTTTATCACCTTCATATAATTTTAGAGGATTAACTTGTTGTTCTTTAAAATATTTACCGATTTCTGTTTTTCTATCATCCGTACCACCTCCACCACTTGGAGTACCGGTTGTATTTGCAGTATTATATTCAGTTGAACCTCCTGCTGCAGGTGGTTGTGTTTGGGGATAGGTTTTTACATCTATATCCGTTCTAGCATTACCAATATTAATATTTCCGGTAATAGTTCTTTTATAGTGTAATCTACCAGCAATATCTATAAGTTGAACCGTCTCACCTACTAATGGTATACCCTCCTCTACGTTAAATGGAGGATATGCTTTATTTTTTTTAGTAGATGATGTAGCATCTCCCAATGGTCTAATTGCAGCAAATCCAATATTAGATGTGTTCTTTTGTTCTACCTGACTGAAATCATATTTAAGTAATAAATCACTTGTATCATCTAATATAATATCTACAACAATACCAGTTTCACCTGCTCCATTAGAACCTGCTACGGAGTCAGAATTGAATCCACTATTTGATATACCTAATCTACTATTAGCCATTACTTCTTAATTTTTTGTTTTATCTCTTCTACTTCATTTGTCAATTCATCAACCTTAGCATCTTGTTCATCTTTTACCTCTAAGACAGTTATTTCAATTTCTCTTAATAATTGTTCTTTTTCAGCATCAGATAAAAATCCAACATCTCCTTCAGATTTTGAATTTGCACTAATTATTCTTTGTGCAATTGCTGCAAGTTTTATTAGAGAATCATCATTCCTAACCGATACATCGACTAGGTCTTTTATGATTGGCCCAATAACTGCCATATCACCAGCGTGACGAATAATATTTTTCATTTCTGCTATTAATTCAGAAATTCTTTTTCTTTTGTTTTGTTGGTTATCATAGATGTCTTTAAACAATCCACTTAAATCCTTACCAGGAAATAACTCAAAATTTATACTCATATTTTTATGATTAAGTTCATTATATAAATATAAGGAATAAAAAAACCCCATTTTAGTGGGGTTTTTCTTATTTAAGATTTCTTTTTATAATTTCCTTTTTTCTGCTGTTCTGATACTGTCTTTTTAGCAATTTTTTTTCGGTTCTTATCTTTTACCTCTTTTTTTGTGGTTGCCATTGCGTTATTCCTTTTCTAGTTTGTTTATAATAATTTTTATTTTAGGAGTATATCCTTTAGGTAGTTTATTGATAATTCCGTTAAAAGATTTGATTTTATGGTCGTAATAGTTTACCTCTAATATGGTTTCGGTTAAGTTCATTATAGTTTGAGATGATGTCCACATTTTAGGAGTATCCTTTCTCATATTCAATACACTATCTTTTTTAAAGAATTGTTTTCTTAATGCAATACCTACTTGTTTCCAATCGGTAATTTTATCAATTATCTTTTCAGCACTTAATTTTCTCATTTTAGAACTTAAATACTTTTTACCATCAGAATAACCCGTACCAACATAAACATGCCCGTGATTTGTTCTAACAACTGGACTCTCCGTATTTTGTAATTCTAATTGAGGTTTAAGATTTGGTATATTTTCAACACTTACCATTTGTTTAGGGGTAGAAATAAATGTATGACCGGTTAATCCTTTTTTCTTGTTTCCTTTCCAAACTATTGTTGCTTTGATTGCTTCTTTAAGAGTTTTCTTTGAGAATATACTTCTCATCTTTGCACCATCTGCACCATACCCTCTCATATTTTGAATTAACTTTCCTTCCGCCTCATCGTATCCAACTAAAAGGGCTGAATTAACTACTCCTAATCCATACTCGTTCATTCCCTCACTCCAATCAGTTACCTCATCGTGTAAATAGGCAACTTCAACTCCATCAATTAATTCGTGGATTACTTCTAATTTAGGATGATACCCTCTATCGCGATTCTTTGCTAAAATAAATTTATCATCTATTTCTTTAGAAACTATAATACATTCTTGTATGATATTCATTTTAGGTGTTCGTATGAGTTGGTTACAAATCTCTATAATAAATATAGTTATAAATAAAAAAAGGAGATAAACTCCTTTCTTATTAATTCTATTCTATTTTATTTTTTTCTTAACGATATAGTTGTTAAGAACTAAGGTATCCATATCACAATCTAAAAATGTATCTATTGCATCTTTGGGGGTGTTTACAATGGTCTTATCTTTGACGTTGAATGATGTATTCAAAACAATTGGATACCCATTATCAATTTCTAATTGGTCAAGTAATTTGTGAATTCTATAATGTTGTTTACGGCTAATAGTTTGAATTCTAGCAGAACCATCTATATGTGTAATTGCTGGTAACTTTTTTCTATGTTCTTCTTTTACACTCACTACTTGATTCATATATGGAACAGAGTGTTTATAATCAAAATATTTTGTAAATACTTCTAGTTTTACTATTGGTGCAAAAGGTCTAAAACCTTCTCTCTTTTTAATTACCTTATTTACTCTTGCTTTCATTTGTGGGTCTCTAGGATTTGCAAGTATAGAACGATTACCTAATGCTCTTGAACCAAATTCCATTCTACCTTCATACCAACCAATAACATTACCATTTGTAATTTCTTTCGAAATAATTTCAATTAGTTCTGAGTGGTTTTTATATTCATACCAAACATCATCTTTAAAATTTTCTAATTCTGTTAAAAATTCATCATTTGATTGATATGGTCCTAAATATGGATTTGAATTATCCACTTTAGTTGCCGTTTGGTTATGTCTGTAATAATATTCTAATGCGGCACCAATAGATGAACCGGCATCAGATGGTGCAGGTGGAATCCATAATTGTTTATATCGGGTTTCTTTAAAAATCTTTCCGTTTGCAGTTCCATTATATGCACAACCACCACTCAAACACAAATTGTTTGTTGCTTTAATAAAAAACATTTTATTTAATAGTTTAAAAAAATATTTTTCATATTGTGATTGAATTGTTGCTGCTAAATCTTTATGTTGTTGTGTTAACTCTTCTTCTGGTAATCTATTTGGAAACCCAAATAAATTTCCTAATTTTTCGTTAAACATTGCTGAATCCGAATAGTCGTATTCAAAATATTCCATATTAATTTCAAACCCATCATCGTCTGTTGGTTTAATTAAATTTGAATATTGTTCAGAATATATTTCAGAATTACCATATCCTGCTAATCCCATTACCTTATATTCACCTTCGTTTGGTTTAAATCCTAAAAAAGCAGTCATAGCAGAATATAACATTCCTAATGAATGTGGAAACTTTATACTTTGCATTTTAATAATTAAGTTTTGTTCCGCATAAGCCATAACTACTGTATCCCATTCTCCCACCCCATCGACTGATATAATTGCTGTTTTATCAAATGGTGATGTATAATATGAATATGCTATATGTGACATATGATGGTCACCATATTCTAAGATTATAGTTGGATTCGTAATCTCATATATTTTAGATTCAATTTCTTTAGCCTGTTGTTTATTTGAATCAATAATAGTTTTTCGTTTGAAGAAATTAATTAATCCGCCTCGTTTAGTAGATTCTTCAATTCGTTGTAATTTTATTTTCGGGTTTTCATAAAATGCAACTACTGATATATCATCACCAGTAATATTATTGACATCATATAACCATTTAATTGCATTGGATGGAAATGAGGCATCATGTTTAATACCTGTAAATCTTTCTTCCTCTACCGCACCAATAACTTTTCCATCTAATATTAATGCAGCAGATGCATCGTGATAACCACATGCAATGCCTAAAATATATTTTTTATTCATCATCTATATCATCTTCAGTTAAATCAATATTTGACATATCAACCCAAAATGGTTCTTTTTTAATTGTAAAATCTCCTGTTTCTAAATAATCGTTTAACATTTTTTTCTGATGTTGTTTCATCACATTTACAACTTTTGTAATATAGTGAGTTTTACAATCAGTCATTTCTCGTATGAGTAGGTATAAATGCTTTTTATTAAAATTTTCTATAAATTCACTTCTACGAAATAACTCTAATACTGCATCAGCAATTTGTATATCTCTTTTTTTATTAAAAATAGTAGTAAGATGTTTATCCCAATACATTAACATTAGGTCTTTAAATTCTCTAAATTCACTACCCTCTTCTACTTCATAAAAATCATTGGATGGATTCCAACTTTCTGGCATATCAGATATTAAAGCGTTTTGTTTCCAACGTTTATAATTACCATTATTTTTTAAGATTAAATGATTCTTTGCAATAATAGTGAAATAGGAGAATGCACGACCTTTACCTTCTTGAAACATGTGCATTTTTTCTACTAATGTTGAAACTACTTCGGTTTGAATATCTTTTTTAGATACATCAAAATAAGAAAATTTAAAAGTGTTTAAAACATTTTCTGCTAATTTTTCAAAAGGTGCTTTAATTCTTTCTTCGTAAATTTTACTTCTTTCAACTGGATTTTTTGATTTGTTATATTCGATTATTGCTTCTTGCGCAGGTGCACCGAAATATATTTTTGATTTTGGTTTTCTTTGTTTTGCCATTTGGTAATTATAATATTTCGTTTAGATTTTCAACAATAGTTTTTAATTCGGTAAAGGTAGCACCAACTTCATCATCGGATTCAAATGAACCACGAGAATCTATATTCCTTAAATTTTCTAATGCGTTAGATACTTTAACTTTAACTTCTAATGTAGTTTCAATAATGGTGTCTTCCAATTCTTCAGTTTGTTTCAGTAAATTGAATATACTGATAATAAATGTTATATTTAACACTATTGAAATCAATAAAATGATGTAAATGTATGTCATAGTTTGTTTTTATGCTTCACCCATTGGTCCGTAATAGATTCCTAACTTAGAATCATCATCGGATGTTTGAGTATTTGCTTTTTTTATATTATTTTCTAATTGTTTTATTTTTAATTGAACTCTTTCATACCATTCTTTTTCTGATAGTATACCTTTATCTATTAAAAGATTTACAAGGGCATCAATTACAATACTATGATTTAAAGTATGTTGTTCTATCTGTTGAAGAATCAATTTCTTCTGCTCCTTTTTGGTTAATTTCATTTATTAAATCTTTTATAGTAAAATTATTAGTTTCATCTAAATTACCAAATGCTTTTTTAATCGATTCTTCATGATAACCCAATGCAGATGCTAATCTTGCACATATAGTTTTAAATTCAAAAATATTCAATTCATCTGGTATTGTAAATTCTATTTCGGATGCTTCTCTTGCATGTTCAATGTAATCATCATCGGTGTACTTAAATATTAGTTTGGCCATTTTATTGTTTTTAGTTTCTATTTATTTTTTTTGTAATATCTCTTGTATATTTGTTGTCGTGGAAAAAACTATCAAATAACGATTCGTTTTTTATATATCCATCCGTACACATTAAATCAAACATATAATCAGCGTTTGCTTTAGATACGATTTCAGTTGAATTAAACATATCTAATATAAATTTTTTAATTCCATTTATTATTTCATTTTTTTTATCAAAATGAGTTTGATTCTCACCCGGTTGTTCATTTATGAATTCACCATTTATAATATCAATATAAGTGCCAACTTTATCAGTTAATACTGATTCTAAAAATATTATATTATCTTTTAATTTATGGGTTTCAAAATCATAAAAACCTTTTACATCATCTAATAGGGGGTTTCCTTTATAAGTAATGTATCTACCTTTAAATTTTAATCCATATGTTTTTTCTATATTATATTGAGTAGTTCCTTGATAACCAGTATCAACCATCAATAGGTTTTGAGAATTTCCTATAACCTCTAATATATATTTTTTATACTCATCTCGTGTTCTTTTAGCTTTTTGTATTATTTCTGTTAAATACAAATCTAAATTTGGTAAATTTACATTACTATCTACCATTGTATCATTTTCAATAGGTGGAGTTATACCAAATCTATCTTTTAACAAATTAGATAATTTTCCATTATATCTATGCAAATCAAATGTCCTAAATACATCGGCCGTGTTAAAAATTGAAACTATTGTTGATAATGTACGCGATGTTTTAAAATATACTGAGGGTGGTAGTTCATATTTCTCTCTAAATAATTCGTATATTTCTTGTAAAAATAATCCTTCTCTTGAATTAAAAAGGATTTTATCACTATTACCAATTTCACTTTTTAACCAATCAAAATAATTGAATAGTAATGGGCCAAAATAATTATAACCTAATTTTTCTAATGATTTTGTATGATTGTCTATTTCTGTCATTATATTACAAAAACTTTAAAAGAGGTTATTCCTAATTCAACCCAAACATCTATTACTCGTTGGTCATCATCATACGCACAAAATACATTTTCTTTTATTTTGGTTTCATATATTTTTCTTTTAAAAACAGGTGCCTTTAAAAAGTTATCTTCCCAACTTCTCATATACAAATTATCGTATGGTATGTTATATTTTTCTAACCACTCTTTTGTAACCTTCCTTGTTGATTCTGGTCTACCGGTTAATACAATAACTTCAAACCCATTTTCTTTATAATTCTTTGCCAATTCAATCATTGGTAGATTTGGTTTGTCTTTTATAAGGTTTTCGGATGAATGTACAATATCCCAGTCGAGTTTCCCATTTTCTTTTTCCGCTAATTTAAATCTATCATTAGCTATTGACAATGTATTATCTATATCAATTATTATTTTCATAATTCTCTTATACCTTGTTTTTCATAACTTACTGGCACTTTAATTCCCGTGTTACATCCATTACAATTATCACAAAATGTAATATATCCTAAATCCGTATAACCTAAATCAAATTTAATTAATTCTTCATTTGATATGTTATTTAAAGTAACAAAATCATTATCACTTAAAGGAAATAAGTTTGTTCTAACTGCTGAGGTATTAAGATGACAATAATAAAACTTACCATCATTTAATCCTCTAAATGGTGCTGTGCAACTATCAAAGTGTTTAATTAACTTATCTATTTCTAAATTCTTTTTAACTCTTAAATCTCCAAAATCATACCACTCTATTTCATTTCTAACATAATGTTTAATCCCATAGTTTTTATATTCCTCAATGGTACGCATAACTTTATTTTTAAGTTTAGGTAATTTATCCGAATAATCACTTATACTTAAAATAACATCACTATCTTTTAATAATTGAAGAATACTTTCTTTTGGAGTAACTGTGCCATTAGTAGTGATTATAAGTTTATCTAATTTATCTATATGGTTTAATAAGATATGTTGGATTATATTTTCAATATCTGGGTGTAGGAAGGGTTCCCCACCAACTAAATGAAACACACTTACAAAATCTACAACTTTAAAATATGAATCTATATCGGTTATAATAGTTGATAAATTTCTATGATTTGGGTTATCATAATGTGGTATAAACATATTACAATGCGAACACGCTAAATTACACCTTTCAGTTACTAATACATCCGTTTGAAATATATGAACTAAATTCTTATACATCAATGGCCAAATTCCTGCTATATGTTTGTATGTAGTATGGGTTACATTACATTCATCCAAATACTTTATATAACGTTGTCTATATTCATCCGTTGTAATAATAACTTTCTCATTACCATTAAACTCATCTATATGAATTAATTTTATATTCTTTCTATCACTCTTATATTGCTTGGATTCGCGATAATAAGAACTAATTTCATTCAAATTATTTATAATCGTACTACTTTTTACATCGTGGTCAACAATATATTTTATTTTTAATCTACCACTTCCAAGCAAAAAATCCATACTCCTAATAAATTGGACACATTCTTTACTTGCACCAAATAAAACATATTCAGTTTCAATATCCCAATTAGATATAAATTGTTTAAAATTATGTAATTCTGGATTATAAATCATAATTTACTTATAGGATTTTTCCTCCTTGTTCAATTAAACTTTGTGCTTTTTTATATTTCACAAATTCAGTAGTACCATCTTTTAATTGAACCATTACCATTTCATTTCTACCATAAGTTTTTGGTGCAGTATAAGTTGTTGAATATCTGCGATTTGGATTTGTAATTAGAATTCCATTTAAGTGGTCTATTTCATGTTGTGCAACAACACATTCCATCAATCCTAAATCATTAAAAAATTCTTCAGAATCTTTCCAATCACCCAACTCATTATCGGGTGAAAATACAACCGTCCCTAAGTTATCACATTCGACCGTAATCTTCTTTGCACGGATTGTTTTAACCGGACTCTTCATTGTTTTATCAATTGATAAACATTGTTCTACATATGCAACTGAATCCTGTGAGTATTCTACAATCTTTGGATTGATTAATACTAATGGGTCTTTTACATTAATTATACATGCTCTCACATCTAATCCTAATTGATTAGCAGATAAACCAATACCACCAAATTTAACTAACCCACTCGCTAATATTGTAGAAATAGATTCTATATCAGCAGGTGTGAATTTTGTTTCACTAATTGGTTTTGATAATTTTAATTTGTCTTTTATTATGTTCATTTTAATTATTTTCTTAATGGATTATATGGATTTATATAATTTGGTTTAAAGTATTCATCAGTATATTCTAACTCATCTGGAAATATAGATAATTGTTTACCATATTCATTTTTAGGTTCTACTAATTTGTTTGCTAACTTTCTAACTTTCTCACCCAATTCATAATTGTTTGGTGTTTCGTTTATTAATGAAAGTGGAATTTCAATTGTTAATTTATTCATACTATTTATTTTAAAATATTATCTTACAAAGATACAACATTTTTTTGATAAAACCAAATGTTTTTCATTATTTGAATTTAGATAATGTTTTTTCGTTACTTTTTGTCTTTGCTTTCTTTGCCTCTTTGGTTTGAGTTTGTATTAATTTCATTCGTTGTGTCCAAGCGGGTTTGTATTTATATTCAACTGATATTGGGCCGTTAGGGAATTTAGTTTTATCGTATTTCCAAACAGATATACATTCATCATCTTCAAATGTGTGTTCGAATTTTAATGGTTTATCTTTTACGGATGGTTCTGGTTTCTTTGCCATATAGTAAATTTAAAATGAAAAAAATTGATTTACCTTTTCGGTATCTACTCTACATCCCAATCGAAGTTCCCCAATTGGTTTTAGTAAATCTGAATATCCTTCGATGGTATCTCCATCATATTCGTGACAATATGATGCTCTTACTTTTATTGTTTTATATACATCCGAATGTTCATTGTTATCATGTCTAACCTTACCATTGAATAACGTAGGTTTCCAATTATCAGTATGATTATTTCTATAAATTCCTAATGCAGGATTAATAGTTTTGGTATAGAATTTACCACCAATACTTTTTAATATACCCCCACAAAATTCTGATATCTTACTTCCAATTCCCATACCTTGATAATCTGGGTGTACTACGATTCTACTTTCTCTAAACACTTTAAACCCACCATTCTTTCCTAAGTGTCTACCTATAACGTTTATTGCAATGGGTTTATTGTTCCATTCAAACAAAAGAAATATATAAGTGCGATTTACACTTTCAGTTAGATAATGATGTTTTTTGAAGAAGTCAAAAGTTTCAGGTTCGACCCTACTAACTTGTAAAGAGATTTCGGGTCTTCCGAGCCGAAGATAGTCAGGCCTTTCGAGCCCGCCTCCTTTTAATGGGGTATAAATCCAATCCGGCATAACCCATTCCATAATATCAAAATGACAAGATGCAAGTATAACCTTTTTCTTTTCTCTACGAATATACTTTTGTAATGCCAAACTCATTGCCTTAGCAACATCTCTATCCACTACTGATGTGTACTCATCTACTAAAATAGTTTCACCTTCTTTTGATGATGCAACTAAATAGGCAAGATATGCACGATATTGTTCTCCATTACTTAATAAACGAAATGGTCTTAACCAAGTTGGAACTGATGATAATCCAATTGATGTTAGGACTCTACTTGCTTCATCTGGTTCTAACCAATCAAAATTTGAAATAAGGGGTTTATCTACATCAAACTCAATAGTTTTAATACCACCTAATTCTTTTAAGATTGTGGATTTACCACTACCACTTCCGCCATATATCACACCTACATTCCACTCAAATGAATTAAGACCATCAATATCCATTGGAATGGTTACACTGGTCTCTTCTCTATTTTGAATATCAAACGCATCATACACATATTCGGTGTACTTATCATTTTGTATTTTTGATGTAAGTGTAATGTTCATATTAATGTTTTATTTTATTATCTTCATCTAACATTTTATGTGACCTTAACATAATACTACCTTTGATTGTTCCTTTTAAATTATCTTCATCAATTACTCTATCCACACCAACGTATGATGTAGTTTTTACTTTAATCATTTCAGCTAATGCTGCCTTTGCAATCATATCCGTTCTACTTCGTTTACCCCTTGTTGTATCAGTACCCAATAATGGTGCATCAAAGTCTACATCTATTTCTAAATTAATTTTGTATTTAAATGTCATATTAAGCAATTGCTTTTACTTTTGTAAAATTAAAACTTCTCCAGCCGGTTTTTTCTATATCCCAAACTGTAATTAAATCTGATTCAACTACGTTTCCGTTTTCATCTAACTTAACAACCTTATCAGTTTTAGGATGAAACTCTTGTGGGATTTTACTAATTAGCTTTGTACATAACATTGTTCTATCAGTACCATCTGCTTTTGTAAAAGTTACTGATACCACTTCCGTTTGTAATTTTTCTACTAATTCGTGTTTTGTAATAATTAATTCCATTTTTCGTTTATTTTTATTGTTTTTAAATCGTTTCGTTGTTTAAATTCTCTTTCGGTTTCTCTATCATAGCGTTCTTTAAATTGTGAAATTCTAACAAACTCTTCGTATGCTTCTCTATGATAATGTTTAATGTGCTCGATTCCTAATTCATATCTGAATATGATTTCTTCATATCTTAATTCTTTATAATCAAACCCATCTCCTTGAACTTTTATTTCAAGTTGTAATGAATCAATTGTACGTTGTAACGAATCTATTGTATGAGTTTGAATCTGATAGTTTTCTCTACTCATTACAACAACCGGTTTATCTTTGTTATTCATACTAAATCCTATTGATACTATTGCCACTGCTATAATTCCAACTATTAGTATTGTACCTAATGTAATTTTTAATTTATCGCCAATATCCATATTAATTAATGTTTATAAACTGTGAACGTTTATACTCTTTTTTCAGTTGGTAATCGTATTTCCAATTTTTAATAATTTCTTCTGCTTGAGATTTATTTTGAAATGGATAATCACCCGATACCCATACTTTAAATGGTAGTATACCCATGCTTGTTCTGAACCACACTTTTTGTTGTGGTTGATACATTCGGATTCCGTTGACAACAAAAGTTTCGATTCGATACTTTGGTTTTGCTTCTAACGTTATTACTCCCAATAACATTAGTACTATTAATAGTTTTTTCATATCAAAAGCTAAGATACGAAAAAAATCTTAGAATACCAAATTATTTCCTAAGATTTTCTAAACGAAGAATTTCATCTTTAATTTTCTGATTATATGGATTCCATTTTATGTTATCCAATAACCATTTACGATAGTAGGGTGGAATCGATGCTACTGGTTTGTTTGCATACTTACCAAACGTCATATAAATCTTTTGTATCTCCCCCTCTTCGTTTCGTTGTTCAGATAAATTAATACCACCCTCTAAATGGATTCCAATTTCATGCATTGGGATACCGGTAAGTTTCTTTTTATTTTCACCATACAATTCCCATATACCATCCTCATCTTCTTTATAGTAAAGAGATTCTACTTTACCGAACTTATCAACTGCTCCAACAAAATCTACAACTAAACAATTTTGTTTATTATCGTGAATACGAGTTCCTCTCCCCACAAACTGATACCACCACGAAATTGATGCAGTAGGTCGACCTGTGATTAAACAATCTAATTCTGGATAATCAAATCCAACTGTCAATACGTTGACTTGAACAATAACTCTAATTTTTTGATTACGAAATTCTTCGATGATTCGGTTACGTTCTCCAGTTGGGGTTTCTCCATGTACTACTGCGGCAGATGGAATCTTTCCTGCTAATTGTGTTGCTTGAATAATGGTTGGTACTGCAATTAATATTGATTTTCTATCTTGTAGTTCTCTAACTTTCTTTACAATTTTATCTTGTAGGTTTTGATTCTCATATGCACGTGCAATGGAATCATTTGTATATTCAGCACCAGATGAATTATATACTAATGCTCCGGTATCAAAATCATATGATTGATATTCTAATGGAGTCCAAAATCCCATCTTCACAATTTCTTCAATTTGAGAAACGTGAATAATATGTTTAAAAAATGTTCCATGTTTAGAACGATTAGTTAACATTACCAATTTAGAATATGGACCAGTCTCACTCATATTAGTTTGTAGTTTAAGTGGAGTTGCGGTTAACCCCAATACATGAGTTGCCTTCATACCATCTATAAACTTTCTTAGTTGTCCGTTCTTATCTCTTGGGTATCTATCACACTCATCTATTATAACTTTGGTAATTCCTAACTCTCTGAATTTCCACGCAATGTTTATGATAGAACCGATTGTTGCATAGGTAATATCACCAATCTCTTTCTCACCCATTGATGCAGAATAGATTGATGCCTTACCACCTAAGTTAATAAGTTTATTGTAGTTTTGTTCTAATAATTCTTTTGAAGGTTGGATTACCAATACCTTTTCATTGATACCCTTTGCGATATAGGCAATAACAATCGACTTACCGAATGCAGTAGGTGCAACGATAATCGATGGTGCCATTTTTGGTGTGTTAAAAAACTCAATACCAATAGCAACTGGTTCTAATTGATAATCTCTTAATTTCATTTAAAAAAGAAATTCAATTAAAATTATACTCAATAGTGTAAAGATTCCTCCAATTATTGCTATTGATGTAAAATTTTCTGAATCTTCAACCTGTTGTTTTGTTTTTCCTTGATTTTCCATATTATTTTATAAAAGGTAATATTGCTAATTCTTTTGCTTTTGCTTCAACCATAATATCTACATTGTTACCATATGTGTTAGGTAATGAATTGATATAAAGGGAATGGGCTTGTAGTTTTTCTTTTGGATTATTTTCGTGTAATGCTTTTGATTCTGAATAGTGTACAACGGGAGTAATTCCTTCGGGCCAAGTTGTGATTGCTAATTTAAGTGCTTGTTCTTCGGATAAATCACCGGTACAAAATTGGTGGTGGTGGTAATCGAATACAATAGGAATACCAATTGCATTATGGACATACATAAGGTCTTTAACTGAATACATAGATGCCTTATCATCATTCTCTATTGTTAACCGCTTACGAACCGATGGAGAGAGTCTTTGGAAGTTAGTGATGAATCTATCCAATGCGGATTTTTTATCTCCATAAACACCATTACAATGAATATTAATCTTATTGTAAGGAGTTTTAGATAATCCCATCATGTCGAATATCTTACCATGCAATTCTAAATCAGCAAGTGTTTTTAATACAACCGATTCGTTAGGTGAAACTAATACATTGAATGGACCAGGGTGGGAAGTAATACGAATATTATGAAACTTAGCAAAATCACCAGCCTTTTTAAGTTCTGATTTGATTTCCTTATAATCTTTGAGTTGAGTAATATCGATATGGTCACCCCACGGGATAAGAGTAGATGATAAACGAAACAATTTAATTCCGTTCATTCTATTCCATTCTAAAATCTTAATGATATCTTTGGAGTTAAGTAGGGCTAGTTCGGAAACGTAATCCATGCCTTTGGCTTGGAATGTCCGGTTAACCATACTTCGGTTAGTAGTAACTTTTTTACCCATACTCATATTAATACAAGCATATCCTAAATTCATCATTCTAATACAATTTGTTGTTATACAAATATACGAAATATATCTGATAATACCAAATTATTTATCATATAATTTATTTATTATATGTGTTGAACTAAAGCCTTCCATTTGAGGGAAATAGATAATTTCACCCACATACTCACTTCCTATAATTCTTTTACCCCTATATTCTTCACCGATAACCATAATGGCCGGCATCATAGTTTTAATAAGTATTTCTAACTCTTCATCTGAATTAAATGATACTACCCTATCCACATATTTAATAGCATCTAATAGGGCAATTCTACTTACTAAATTATTTATGGGTCTTTGTTCGCCTTTTAATTCCTTAACTCTTCTGTCACCATCAACCCCAACAATTAGGAAATCACCTAAATCGGCCGCCCTCTTTAATAATTGAATATGACCTAAGTGGACGATATCAAATGTACCATTTACCCAAACTTTTATCATAATAAATCATTTGGTGTTTTTCTATAAATTCTATATGAATCCGAATCAAAGTGTTCCGTACTTACCTCGTACACAACTCCCTTTTCTTGCAAGGAAGTAAGTTGGTGTGGTGTTCCCTTTTCAATATAAACTGAATCGCCGGGGTTTAGAATTTCTTTTTTTATTATACCAATCTTAGTATCAATCCATCTGAACTCAAATTGTCCATCTTGTATATACCACGTTTCGTTTTTAAGCATATGATAATGCATTGAAAACTTGTCACCTTTTTCTGCGAAAACTAAAAGTTTACCACAATATTGTGCATCGTTATGAACCCATAGTTCATATCCCCACGACTTTTGTACTTTTGTTGGTCTTGTTATTATCATACTGCAAAACTTTCTCCACATCCACATGTACGGGATGCGTTTGGGTTTATAAATTCAAATCCTTTACCATTTAATCCGTCTGAGAAATTTAATTCTGTTCCGTAAAGATATAATAGGGATTTGTTGTCTACTAAAATTTTTACTCCTTTATCTTCTGCTAGATTATCTCTTGCCTGTTGGTCAGTATCAAATGAAAGGTCATATGACAATCCACTACATCCACCACCTTTAATGGAAACTCTAACGAAGGGAGTTTTAAATCCACTTTCTTCAATGAGTGAACTTAGTTTTTTAGCTGCCGTTTCTGATACTGTTACCATTGTTAATAAGTTTTGCTTGAAAAATCGGTTGGATATTGAGATGGTTTTATGTATCTAATCCAATAGTTAACCGCGTTCTGGTCGTTTATCCATTTTGTTTTATCTGCCCAATCAAACCCTTCCGATGCGTAATAGGGTTTATAATCTCTGATTATTTGAGCCCTATTTGGGTGTGCAGTTACTTCATCTATTAATCCATCACCATCCGTATCGTATCCATCAATAGAACCATCCCTATCGTAATCAATTGGTCTGACTGTATAATCGGGTTGGAGGTTTAATAACTCTTCATCTGGATTATCTACTAATGGGTTATCAAATGGTGGTTCGTATAATCCCGCTTGTTGATTATCTTCCACCATACCACCTAAGATATCGTCTTTAGTAGAATTTTTTCCACTATCTTTATATATTTGATAATTTTTTTCCACTAACGGGTCATTCTCACCATACATATTTTTCTTACCAATCAATCCATTAAATGCAATGATAAGGGCAACTGCAAGTGGGTCAAACACAAATACAATAATAAATATAAAAAACTTAACAACGGAGTTAAGGGGTACATTGAACGCCTCTGCTACAAAACGAAACCCACCAACTTCTTTTTCTAATTCGATATTATTATTTTTAATAACATTTATAGAATCTAACGCTGCATTATTTTTTATAGTTAATTCATCAATTCGTTTTGATATGGAACTAATTTCTCTATCTGCAGATTTAATCATCTGAGATACTCTTGATGTAGATTTATCCTTATCAATTTGTTTAGATAAGTTACTCTCTTGAGAATTACGAATATTTTGTTGGTTAGTTAATTGAGTAGAGTAACGGGTTATCTCCCCATCGTTCTTAGTGATTTGAGTTTGATACACTGCAATATCTCTATCTACCTTTTGTAATCCTAAATTTTGTTGTTGGAAAGCATTAGAAAGGTATCCAAAAATACCGGCAGAGGTAATCAACATAAGAATACCTACGGCACTTGTTAGATACCACTTATTAAACCCACCAATATCATCCCACTTTTGTTTTAGATAAGTGGCTGCAACTAATTTAGCAAATTCTAATGAACCTGCCATTACCATTACTGAAAGTGAAGCACCGGCAAATAGAACACCCAATCCCGTTACTGAAAAGTACGCAGCACATCCAGCAACGATTACTGCTGATAATCCGACCAAATACTTTAACCAATTCATTTTACGATAAATCTACGAGGTTTGTTGTTAGTTCTACTAATTTTTCAATTTCATTTGATAACTTAACGGCTTCTGCTTGATTAGCAGGGCGTTCACCTTTTAACATTTCTGCGATAACTTTAGCTCTTTTAGTAATTGCTTCTAAATTTTCTTGAGCTCTCATTTTGTATTCTTGTTTCATAATTTGTATTTAAATGTACACCTATAAATATGTCCGATATAAAAAAGAGGTAATTTTATATATTTATATATTTAATTAAATTAATTTAGGAACTTGTTTCCAACTAGGGTATGGTAAATTATATGTTGGGAAGTTTAATCTTAAATACTCATATACATTACATGCATAATCGTAGTTAGTTTTTGGACCAGGATGTACCCCATCTACTCCCTTATCTATTTGTGGTGAAAAATAATTACCATCAAACCTATTATTATTATATTCTTTTGGTATCCCATACCATGTAGGTGGAAACGTGGGTATCTCAAACCAACCATTCCATAACCAATTACATCCCTTTGACTCTAAAAAATATTTGATTAATTGATGATTTTTATACCAATTAATTAAATCCTCATTATCATTTTGCAATTCAGTTAAATATTTTTGTATTTTTTTACCATCTTCAGTTTCTTCCATATATTCTTGTGCCGATGTTGGCATATATGGTTCTACCCCATTATCCTTAGTATATATCTCTCGTCTTAGAGGTGAGGTATACATAATTAAAACTAAATCAGGTTTAAGTATTTCATAAAAGGTTATTAGTGCTCTACTTATATAATCATTACTTCCACCAACCCATCCTAAATTAAAATCAACCCCATTAGGAATAAGTTTTGAAATTTGATGTGACCAAGTTTCATCATCATTTACTCCCACTCCTTCGGTATTTGAACACCCTATCGACATTATCTTAAATCCTTTTTTATGAATTGAATCTCCTCTAAACCCCAATTCATTGTAAGTATATGTACATAATCCAGTACTATCACCACCGGTAGTATTGAATGATTTATTTATTCTTTCTTTAAATGAGTTTTTATAAGATAAGGTTTCAAATCCATCTGATGTCCAATATTCTAATGGTTTCATATTGAGTTATTTAAAACAATAAAATCATAAAGGGTATTTGCAATTAATTTATATCCATCACCATTTGGGTGTTGAGCCACTTCAATTGGATTTGGTATTTTCTTCTCCCAAATATCTTTATCTTTAAAATTTTTTATTAACCACGACTCTAAAGATTCAATTCCAAACCCCCAATAATTTGTGGTGTCAATGAGGTGAGTAGTATCGTCATTTTTATTTAAATTCTGAACCATCAAATCAAACCCATCACACATAATGTATTTTATATTATATTCATTTAACATGTGTTGTAAATAAATTATATAATTTTGATTTATAATATTATAATAATTTTGTGTAAATAAATTGCCTAAAAAGAATTTTTTATACTCAGTCAAAAAATTATTAAACTTTTCATCCCCATATGTGTATGATTCTATAAATTTATTAGGTAGTTTAGATAGTTCTAATTGACCCCAACTTATCCATTCTCCTTTTGGTAGAAAGGGAACATAATCTCTTAAAGATGAACTCCACATGATAACGACAAAATCATCTTTTTTAATTTTATTATTTCTTAAATCATTTATAACCTCATTAAAAATAATATTATTTGCTTTACCGCTCCATCCATTGTTTACAGCCTCTAACCCCATCTTATTTGCAAGGTGAGTAACCCAACTATTTTTATTTCTAAATAATTGTAATTGATTTCTATCCTTATAAGATTGTTCGGTGGGCCAATCAATTCCTACCCCCTCTGTCCAACTATCTCCGTATGCGTATAATTTCATATTATATTTTTTAGTTTACCGTTTAAATTATCTAAGGGCGAATATAACACATGAGGTTTCCAACATTTAATATAATTATAAAAATTTTTAAAATTATCTAATGGTGGATATAATACAGCCGGATTCCAGTTATCAATTTGATTTATAAAATAATTTTCTGCAGAATATCTATTTTCTAATGTTCCCCATCCATTTTTAACATATTGCGGTATTCTATTAATTGATTTAATGGTAGTCCACCAAAAATTACCACCATAAAAATTATTAGGACACCAATGTTTAATAATCTCAGGATATTTGATTATATAATTATCAATTCTCATCAACACTCCAGATGTGTCAAACCCCATATTTAACAACTTAATATGTTCTTTATAATTATCTATCAATGATGCCTCCATATATTTTCTCCACTCAATTTCATATAACTTAGTTGGTTTCGATGCTCCCTTAGTGTGAATATATAAAATATAATCGGTATTATCAAACTCCTTTACTTCTTCTAACATTTTTAAAAAAGTGTGACATTCGTTTTCGTTAATATTGACAATATTGGGGTGATATGTGAATTCATCGGTAATCTGATTAAACACTCTTTCCTTTTGTTCCTCAGCTATTTTTAAACCAATGTTATCTGATGTATTACCTGACCATATGTGATGATATATCCGTATCATATTAATACTTTTTTATTTGTTCTTCTTGTAATTTCTTTTGTTTCATATATTACGATAGTTATTTCCAAATAGAAAATTGGTTTTGAATCTTATACCAAAATAATTCATCAGTTTTTAATAAAGTATTAATTTCAATCCATTGTTGGGGATATGTTTTGATTAAATACTGTATTAGTTCAGATTTGGATAACCATATTGGATAGTTTGAAAAATTATACTTTACTTCATCAAAAATAGGTAATTTTTCAATACCCATTTCTTTGGTTAAGAAATCGTTTAAATCATCCAACATTACAATAGTAGGTGGTGTAGGTAAAGAGACTCCAAACAAATATAGATATTTAAACAATTGATGATGCCAATGTAATTGGGAGTTAATATCTATAATAAATTTATTTAACAGTTTCTTTTCTTCTAAAAATTTATTCTCCTTACTCAAACCCCCCAATAAAGATTGACTTTTTCTATTCCAACACCACTCTATAAACTCCGTATGTAATGCGGATATTAGCAAATCCATTGGAGTTCTTAAAACTACCCATTTAATATTTGAAGTTAGTGGAATTTTTATTATATCAAACAAATCAATATATTCTCTATCAATGTTATACACCTCATATAAAAAACGTGAACCACATTTTGGAGGAGTTAGAATTTGCTTGTTGAAGACGTATAATTTCATTTTACATCATATTAATTTGTTGGTTTTTTCATTCAAAATTCTATTACGAATTTCTTTTGCGATAAATTTATGTCCGGCATCATTTTCGTGTGCATATAAATCTTTAGATAATCCATTTTTTATAATAAATTCAAAAAGACCTGTAAATAATAAATCATCAATATTACTAAATTTAATAAACTTACTTAAATCAATTTTTTTAAATATATTTAATTTTTTAACAGATTTATCTAATTTAATATAGTTAAAAAAAAGATAATCAATATTATTTTTAATAAAATATTCCTGTAATATAAACATATAGTGTAAGGTTTCCTCACTTGCCCACGGTTCAGATTTTACTTTGTTATTATTATACATAAATGTATTAAGTTCACTATCCTTTATATATAAATAATCTTTTGAATTATTTAAATAATATTCTTCACCCGTTTCAGTTAGGGTTCTTCTTCTATTCGGCCAAGTCCATTCTATAATAACTAAATCAGGTTTTTGATTTTGGGAAATTAAATGTTCTATTTCTTCTAAAGTGGTGTGTAATATCCTATCATTTCCTCCACCATAAAAAGCACTATTAAATAATATATTATCTTCATTATTTGTATTTTTATAAGAAATTATGTTTTGTATTAAAATTTCTTTAAAATTATCCACAATTGAATACATGAGTATTTTAGGCCAATTTAAACTGAATTCAGCCCAATCACCCGCAGAATATGAACATCCGTTTACATATAATTTCATTTTACATTATATTTTGTTTAATTGTGTTATTTTTTTTCAAATCATTATTTAAAATCAAATCCAATAATGAATTTTCATTGTTCATTCTAAACATAAATTTAGTATGTACCACATCAGACCATTCTTTACATAATATATAATTTTCATCAAAGTTTTCCATAAATTCTTTTACGAATTTTGAAAATAATTTACCATCAACTTTATAATTTTTAGATTCTTTATAAAACGGATGTGGTGGAACATCAAATATTTTTTCAACCATTTCAATTGGGTATTCGTGTGTTGATATAAATGGTATCCCAGCTAATAATAATCCAATTGTTTTCTCCGAAAGGTACTGTGATGTAAATTTTTGTGTACTCCATGACCAACTCTCACATAGTATTTGCATTTTGGCTTTTGTTAAAACTCTAAAGAATATATCACCACATCCTTTTAAATTTTCAATATAACTTATATCATCAAAATCAGTATTACCAAGTATTGAATTATTTTTAATATCATTTGAAACCAATGACCCATTTTTTTTATAATATTTATTATGATTTAACGCATCACATGTTTTTAAATAAATTTTATTGTTATTTAAATTTTTTAATTCATTTAAAATACTAACTCTGTTTGATTTATGATTTCTTACACTATACATTAAATCATAATCAAAATTTAATTTATCATAGACCTGTTTAAATTCATACCACCATCTAATATTTAAATTTTTGTTCCATTGAAAAATAGAATTTGTAAGTGCAAAGTGAACGTTTTGATATTTGGATTTTACATGATTATTTAGAAAAAAATTATCAGTTATAATATAATGTTGATTTAATTGTTCTAATAGTGATTCTATTTCATTTGCTTTTTCATCAAACGCAATTTCTTCATATTTTTGAAATATTTTTTCCGTTCTGAAATAAGTGATTAACCACTTTTGGTTCTTTGGACAATCTTTTAATAGGTTTATAAATATTTTTAATATTTGTTGATTTTCCCTATCCATATAACTTCTATCTGGTAAGATTGGGCCTATTTTTGAATCTGTACTTGAATTAAAATATGCACTGAAATAATCTAATATATGATATCCATCCTCTTCAAAACTAATTTCTTCTTTAAAGATAAATTCAATATCAGTATTTTTGTATTTACAAAACACACTACCTGTATTGTTTTCAATAAAATATTTTCTATCGGTTGTATTATTTCCTAAAGTATATAATAACGATTTATCAAACTGATGATGTATATATATTTTCATAACTTTAGTTTATAAAAGTGTTATGCATTTTGCACCAAATGAATATACAAGTTTAATCGCCGCTATATTCCATTCAAATATTTCCATTCTAATTTCTCTAAATTTTTTAAAAATAATTTTAGTTGTATTGCTATAAAACCAGTTCGAAGATTCATTTGGTCTTTCTATTACATTTGTAATGTATAAATTATAAGTAAAGCAACTGTCATTATTTATTTTTTTAAACCACCTATAACCAACCGGTTGTTCTTTATAATAAAATATAAACACATAATGACCATCATTAATTCTAGTATACACGTCAGTTATATTAAACATTCCGTCCCATTTATATTCTATATTAAAATAGTCAATCAATGTTTTCATTGAGTTTATATTTTTTTCTAACGTATCTAAATCCTCCACCAAAACATAACTTAAATCTTCATGTTCGGTTGTATATTCTATAAAAGTTTCTTTTGTTAGTTTAAAGGTTTTCATAATATTGTTTGGTATTTTTTATTAACAAATAAAATATTTAAATCTTTCCAATTTATTTTTTTATTAATCTCCTCTTTATTAATTACTATAAAGTTATTTTTTTCTAAATATTCAATAAGATAGGTGTGCCTATTTTCAGTATTATATAAATTTTCATTTCTACTCCCTTCAACTTGTCCTCTTTTTATTAAAGATATTTTTTCATTTAGGGATTTAAGAATATCCAAATCACTACCTTGAGCATCACAATGAAAGTAATCAATTGAATCTATATTATTTTCATCTATAAATGTATCTAATCTTATAACTTCTACATCCACTTCCATTTCATATTCGGTGATTTTATTTTCAATACTATAATTGGATAGTTCATTTATTGAAGATGACATTTTATTTTTTCCAATATAAAATTTTGAAATTCCATTTATCATTCCCACCGCTTTATTTATTATTTTAATATTTTTTTTATTAAAAAATCTTAATTTTAATTTTTCCGCGTGATAGTTGTCCGGTTCAAAACAATAAACAAACGAATCATCTTTGAGATATTTTTCAGTATCTTCACCATCAAATCCACCTATTTCTATAATTGTTTTCATTTTAAATTAGTTTAGTAATGACATTATTTGAAGGATAAATAAAAATACAACCTCTTTTTTTAACTCCATTCATATATGATTCTTTACTAACATATTTTTCGTAACTATTTTTTCCATAAATCAACTCAACGTTAGATTTAATATGTTTCCAATTCAATTCTATGTTATTTCCGTTTTCATCAATATAACGTTCATAATCCCAATTCTCGTGGCCACAATCAAAATCATGTATAATAATAATTGGTTTATAATTAAAATTTGAAATTATTTTCAATTCATCATTTATCGGCCAAGTACCCCAATGAGCATCTAAAAATATAAAAAATTTATCATGCCCTATTTCTATAAAAAATTTCTCTAAACATTCGGGTGAATTTCCTTTTAATATTTTAATATTCGGATTATTATTAAATCTATAATATAAAGGGAAATATTTACTATCTAATTCACAGCTATAAACTTTATCAAAAATGTGTTGTAAAATATCGACAGATTCTCCTTTGTTTGTACCCGTTTCTATTATAATGTTATAATCAAATTTTTGTTTTAATTTCATTATATCAATTATTAACATGCTATCTTGCTTAAACCCCATAGTAATATATTTTTTTATTTTCTATTAAGATGTTTATCATAATAATCTTAAAGGTTTTTTTTTATACTTTGTTAGATTATAATTTATTGTTTCATACTCAACATCTTCAATTGTAATTTGAATTTTTGATTTACAATTTTGATTTAGATTATCGGTTTTTTTTAAAATAACATTTGCTAACATGGGTTGGACTCCGATTGAATAATGAACATCTTCATTGTTATGAAAATTATTTTTAATTAACCAATTAGCAAACCCATCTTCAAATTTAATATTTGTTCCATAATTTAATAGTGTATCCGTATAAGATGACTCCTCAATGAAAATATAAAATATAGATATTTTTTTAGATATTAAATATTCAAATAACGGATTTATTAATTTAAATAATCTAAAATTATAATCTAATGAATTTTTTAAATAATAATCTACTAAAGATAAAACTCCTTCGTTTTCTTCTAACACTCTACTATATTTTTTTTTGTTAATAATTTCATTATCATATAGTTCATTAAATAATACATTAGTAGATTCAATTGTATTAGTTACTTTATTTAAAAAACAACCTCTGGAAAGAAAAGAAAAATTAATGAGTATTATATCCCCCTCCCTATAATTTTGTAATTGTTCTAATATTTTTCTAAAAATAATTTCGTTTGATGCTCCTCCAACTGTGAATGCGGGAATATATTTATACTCTATACTATCCGCAATATGATGACAAAAATGTTTATTATCACCATAATAATTTACTGTTCCATAACTATCACCAAAATGAAATAATTTTTTCATATTAAAAATTTGTGAATATTTGTATATTTTGATAATCCGTTTTCAATTTTTTTAATTTATTAACTTCGTCTAAAAACATTACATGCTCAGGATGTTCTGAGTTTCTTACATTTTTTATTTTAAATTGTCCTTCTGTAAATGTTCCCCAGTTATTAATATGGATAAAGTTTACTTCCGTTTTCATACCATTTAGTTTTTGTAAGTAATCTGCCAATTCCACAAACCCAATCATTTCCGTATAATTATTATTTTGAACTACGAATGTTAATCTTACAAAATCTAAATTTGGTATTTTAGTGAATATAAATTGTAAGTTTTTATAAAGAATATCCCAATTACCACCTAATCTTATTTGTTCATAAGTTTCCTTTGTACATGCGTCTATACTAATTTCTGCCGTTATTCTTGGTATTGAATGTAGATTTTCTAATCTATCCCATATTTTTTCTGTCCATCCGTTTCCGTTTGTGTGTAAATGTAAATTTTTTGTATTTGGGTATTTTTCCATTGTAATGGATTTTAAAAGATTACGCCAAAACTCACTCCCAAATCCATCGCCACTTGCGGTAATGTATAATTCGTGAGCATCATTCATTGCAAATTCTAAAATTTTATCCTGTATGGTTTCTGATTTTTCTCTTTCTTTGCCCGTAGTATTAATAAAATCGGTTCTACATGATGGGCATTTAAGGTTACAACTTCTATCATGTGAAAAAATAACACACTCGGGCCCCCATGGTAAATCTGATATTTTTTCTTCAATAATTTTTTTAAACTTCTCTTCTCCGTCTGGGTTAATGGTTTTATTGTTCCAAAGTTTATGAAATGTTTTTTCGTCAAAAATTGGGAAATACCCATTATCATAAACACTTTCATCTATTTCTTCATTATTCCATTTTTGTAAAAATCCACATTCTTTTTCATCACAATATTTCATACTACCATCGTGCATAGAATCTCTCAATTTGATTGCAACCTCACTATTCCAAATATTATTCCAATTATCTGTCAATGCATTACCAGCAGGTCCACACTTAACCCAAGCGTTTACCCATCGTTTTTCTTCCTCACTCCAAGCACCGGAACAACATTGCCAAACTAAACCATTTGACTGAAATTCGGCATTTCTGAATGGTGCTACACAAAATCCTTTTTTATTACTCATATTAACGTTGTATTTTTTTTAGGAAAATTTCCATTATTGATTAATATGTAACTTTCAATTGGAAAATTTAATCTTGTTGATTTAGGTACATTTAACACTTTTTTTAATTGGGAATTATTTTTAATACATACTAAATTTTTATTTGATATTATCTTTTCTAATTCATTTGGTAATTTTTTTTCTTTATATGTTTTCCAAAAAGTAGTATTGTTTTTTGAACAATTATAATGATGTCTAATTATAATCATATTTTGTCTTTGTATATTATTTATACTTTCATTAAATTCATTTTCACTTAAAGTATTATTTAAATATTTTTTAAAAGTTTTTAATTGTACCACAATTGTCATAATTGAGGTTGCTTCCAATGGTTCTAAAAAACCAGAACTTAACCCTACAATTAAACAATTATTTATTAATGTTTTTTCATAAGTTCCTGGTTCAAAAGTAATTGTTTTATTAATTTGTATATCATTTCCAAATTTGTTTATTATTTCCGTTTTTGCAATATCTTCTGAAATAAGTTTTTTGTCAAAAATATATCCACACCCCCATCTATTTTGTAATGGTATTTGCCAAACCCACCCATAATCCATTGCAATTGCATTTGTTCTTGTATTAACCGTAACATCATTCCTTTTTAAGAAAAAAGGTATTGCTGTATTAACTATTAATTCATCAGCATAAGTTTTCCACTTTAATTTAAATAGTTTTGGGGTTAACCTATGAAATCCACTACAATCAAATACAAAATCCGTATCATAATTGATATTATTTTCTAATTTAATACTATTAATATCACCTTTTTCATTTTGTTCAATATTTTTTATTTTCCCATCTATGTGTTCTACTCCTCTGATTATCGCAATTTCTTTTAAATAATCTGCTAATAATCTTGCATCAAAATGATATGCATATACACTTTTATCTTCTTCCATTAAATCACCAAATCCATGAACATATGAATAATCTATATCTGACCAGTTGTGGAAATGAATACCTATTTTTTTTGTTCCATTTACTTTTTTTAATAAATCGCTTTCATCAATTTCTAATTCCGATAGGAAATTTACCAAATTTGGAGTACTCCCTTCACCGGCACCTAGTATACCAATTTCCGAACTTTCTATTAGTTTTACGTTTGAATTTTTGTAATATTTTTTTGCAAAAATTGCAGTTAACCATCCGGCTGTTCCTCCACCAATTATTATAATATTGTTCATATCAACGTTGTTTTTTTAATTAAATCCTCATAGTTAACAAATAACAAAGCACTTTTTCTAATTCCTTTTGTTATTTTACTTATTTCATGTAATCTATCTGATTTAAAAAAATAAGGAATTCCTGGTGTTTTGTCAACAATAGAATCGGGATTATATAAAATATATTCCCCTCCATCGTAATCATCATTTATATGAAATCCCACAACATACGCCCTATTTTTATAACCCCTTTCAACTGAATCAATATGTTTACCAAAATAATCACCCACATTATATTTATGGAGTGTTAAATTATAATCGTAAGATTTTAGTTTTTCACCACTTTCAATTTCAAACCAATTTAATAGTTTAGTGGTTATATTCATTTCATTATTTGTAAGAACCGCAAATTCGTAACTTCGGTTTTTTAATTTTCTAAAATCCGTATTATTCCAAAAAGATTTTAAAAAATCTAATTCAATATCACTATATAACTTCATTTTTAATATATATTTTTTTTAGAACCATAATCCTTAGTATAATCTAATATTGTAAATCCTCCTGCATAAACGATTCGTTCTATATCCGAACTACGATTTAATTCAGGTTTGTGTAATAAATTTGCTGGAAATAAAATTAAATCTCCTACTTGTGGTAAATACGATACTTCTATACCTTCATTTGTTCTAAATAATATTTTTCCTTCTTGCTCGTTTAAATTATCAGGCATTTGTGCATAATAAACAAATGACCAATCTATATCCGTTTTTAAAGTATCGCTAAAAGTATGTGTATGAAATCTTGTCCAGTTGTTATTTTTATTAGAGACATATATCCATTCGGTACTAAAATATAAATTTATATCATTTGTATTATAATTTAAAAATTTAAAAATTTTTTTATATATTTTAGTATTTAAATTTTTAATTGCTTTTGTTTTTAAAATTATATATGATTGAATACCATGTTCTTTAACAGATTCGACTGATGTTTTTTTATTTACTTTCATATTAAATTTTAAATCTTTTATTAATTCAAAATTATTAATAGTTGGTAAATTTGTAATATAAAAAGAAACCACATCAGTTATTTTTATTTCTTTAAATTTCATTTATATTAAATTTATTTTATGTTTTTTTTCTTGTTTTAATAAAAACTCATTTAATTCTTCTGCTATTTTTGCATGGCCAGAAATAGAAAGGTGCGATGATTCTGTATTTAAAAATTTATATTTTGTTGACCACTTTAAAATAGAATATTCGTTTTCCAAATTAAAAAAATTTCTTTTTTTTAATTCTTCTAACTGATTATCATTGTTTATTTCTGGCCAATACATTAATAAAATTTTATTATTTTTTTTCTCCGCATGTGAAACCAACGTATCAATTTGATATAATAAATAATTAAAAGTTTCTTTTTCATTATAATGATGTTCAATATAAGATGAATACATTTTTAACATTTCATCAATCGTATCATTTTTGTTTATATTTTTATCGTACATTTCCGAAATTAATGGATTTTTAAAATCAACTTCAAAATTTACAAAATTTGATTTTTCATTATATGTAGGTATAACATTAAATGCGTTGGGTTGGTAATTTACCCATTTTTGAAAATATGAACTATATAAACCAAGTCTATGTAACCAAGTAATTTGTAATATTATAAACGAATTTTCTATATTGTGTTTTGTTATATAATCATATATTTTATAAATAATATGATTATTACTTAATCCCGGATGTGATAAATTACTAACATCGTATCCCATCTCTTTTAATATAGCACCATATGACTTAGTACCACATGAATATGAACAACCGGAAATTAAAACTTTCATTTAAATTAGTTTTGATGTGGTGGTGGTGGAATATTTAAAGTCGTTAATCATCAAATCTAATAAAGAGTTTTCATTATAAAATTTATCCATAAAAGCTATATGACATATATCTGACCATTCTTTACATAAAGTATAATTTTCATCAAAGTTTTCCATAAATTCTTTTACGAATTCTGCAATCTTAACCGCATCTCCTTTTATTTTTTTACTTTCATTATAAAATGGGTGAGGTGGTATATCTAAAATTTTATTTAAAACTTCTAATGGGTAACTATGTGTTGATATAAATGGTATACCTGATAATACAAACCCTATGGTTTTTTCTGAAAGGTAATGTGATGCAAAATCTGAATCTGCCCACGACCAACTTTCATCTAATATTTGCATTTTTGAAATATTTAATACTCTATAAAATAAATCTAAACCAAGTCTATTTTTATGTATTAAATGTAAATTATCAAAATCGTTATCACCTTCCATAGAATTTAGGTATATATCCGTTACTTTATTTTCATGTGTTAAATTTAGTTCACTATTTTTACGAGCATCTGACCTTTGTAAAAAAATCCTATTATTATTAAGTTTTTTTAATTCATTTAATAAAAGTATTCTATTGTATTTATATGACCTAATTGAAAAACACAAATCATAATCAAAATTTAATTTATCATATATTTTTTTAAATTCATAATACCATCTTATTTCTGCATGAAAATTCCAATACCACATTGAATTTGAAAAAGTATAATAAAAATTAGAGTATTTTAATCTTATTTCATCTTTTATAAAAACTTCTTCTAATACTATTTTATGATTTTTTAATTTTAAAAAAGAATTTTCTATATCGTATAATAAATCCATATTTTTCTTATAAAATACATTTTCATATTTAAATAAAGTCTTTTCACCATTGAAAAACATTATTATCCAATTCGTTTTACCTTCTAATAAATTACATAAATTATCAACGGGATTATTGACTATATTATCTATTGAGACATCTTTTTTATATAACGCTTGTGTAATGTTTTCAAATTTTATATCTTTAGTATTTTGTGATATTATTGTATTTAAATCTAATAAATGATATCCATCAGTTTCATCAGACATTTCTATTTTAAAAATAAATTCGATTTCCGTACCTTTATATTTACATTTTACACTACCCGCTTGGTTTGTAATATTAAATTCTTTATCTGTTGTATTATGGGCAAGTTTATAAAAGGTATCTTCTGAGTAATAATGGTGGATATATATTTTCATTTATAGAATTTTTTTAGTTCCATTAATTCTATACTTTTTGTCAATATTCATATGTTTTCCCATAACTATTTCATCGTATGTTATATTAAAATATTTACAAAACTTCATCATATTTTCGTTTTGGTTTTCAATATATAAATCTTCATAATAGAATATTGGAATAGTATATGTTTCAGAAATATAAGTAAACGTGTTTTTTTCGTTTTCTAATAAACTTTTATATTTGTTTATCGAATTAGTATCTATCTGTTGGTAAACATATTTTGAATTCCAATTATCAGATTTTCTTGCATTGGCTAAACTTTCAGTTTGAGAATCAATATCTCTTCGTATTAGAATACCAATAATATCAAATTTTGATTTTAAAAGTGTAATTAGTTCATCGGTGTTTAGATGTTGTAATTCAATAGGAAAGGAATCATTTCCGATTTTATTTTCTACAAAAATATTTGGATTAGATATTATTTTTTTAAACTGATATTCTATACCAGTATCTCTGATTGCAGTAGTATTAAACGGTTCTCTATATACTATGGTATCTAAATTAGATTCTCTTACATAACGGGTTAAGTTTAAACTACCTGTTCTACCCTGTGATAATAATAACCTTTTCATTATATTAATTTTTTATCTACATTAAATTGTCTTAATTTATTTTTTGTATTTAAAATATCATAATCCAATTTGATTTCTTTATTTTTTAACCCATCACCATAATATATAGATTCATATGTATCCAATGGTATATTAAATTTTTCGGATAATTTTCTTAAATATGTATTCTCTATGGTAAGTTGATTCATTATTGGATTGACATCCACATCTAAATTGTATACATATTTTACATCAAATTTATTTCCGTTATGTAGATTAATAAATGATTCGGCATGTTCTTTTACATTTTCTCTACTTAATAAAATGGTAGTATCGAATTTTGGAATTAATTCGGAGTAAAAATCATAACACTTTTCAAAATAAGATATTGGAAGACTTTCGAACTTTGGTGATGTATTATCTATTTGGTGTAATATTGTTTTTACAACAACATTTTCTTTATTGTATTTTTTTCGTTCTAATCCCCAAGATGCATATGGTTCAAATATTATTTTTAAATTATAACTATTTGCTATTGATTTTTGCAAAGATGTCGAACCACATCTAGCACTAGATATAATTAAAAAATTCATAACCTTTTTTTTAAATAATACTAACTATGTTTCGCTTTCAAAAATTGTACAAATTTTGCTAAAATTGTTTGTACATTTGCTTTCTGTGTTGTATTGGTTAAAACAATAGTTCTATTATGTACTGCGGTTGCTGGTGTTGATTTATATTTTGCTGGAGTTTCCATAGTTATATTATTTATTGTGTACTAAAATATTATTAGCGTAAAAATTATGATGATTAGAAACACTTAATAAGTTATAAACCGTATGAGTTTCTTCTAATATTTCAACTGATACTATTTTTTTATCTTCCAATAAATCAGTTTTACAAATATCATTAGATTGTAATTCATTAGCCTTAACCCATCCTTTTTCTTTTACAAAAAATGGATGCTCGGTTGTAGTAATAATAGTTTTTTCACCATCAAAAGTTAATTTGATTACGGATGAAACTTCGTGTTTTTTCAAATCACCAACTACTCCTGTTTCGTTAAATCCTGTTTCTTCATTATAGGTAAGAACATTTTCACCAACTATAACATCTTCAATATTTTTTAAAGAATTATCACTAAGTGTAATTTGAGTTCCTGCTGGAAAGCACCAGTTGTGGGTAATAATAAATGAAGTGTTTATAATATTATCAGTTCCTGCTATTAAATATGTATCGACATCTTCAACGTCAATTTCAACTATTTTATGAGTATCCTCATTTAAAACGTAAAGATTATTTTCATCTATTGTTACATTATTTCCTGCGTTATCTACTAACAAATCCGTTGCTGGGTCAATCTTTAATGCCTTTTTAAATACTATTGAGTTGGTATCTGTTTGATATACTAAAAATGTATTTGATACTGAGGCGTAAATTGTGTCACCCCCTATTTTTAACTCATTTATAATATTGTTTTCAATACTTGCAGAAAATATGTTTTCAACAAAAGATGAAGTAGTATATGAACCAGTAGGAAGTGTACTTCCCTCATTTTCCCAACTAAATACTTCATCAACGTTATCACGCATTGGTGAACCACTTATAAAGTATGATTTAACCCTGTCACCAACAATCAAATTTTGCATTTGAGTTAATGAATCATCTTCCATTACTATTTCATGTGTACCTAATAAACCACCCTTTGTTCTTTGAGGTTGTTTTGTAAAATTGGTAGCAAATTCATAATAATGTTTTGGAGACAATAAGTTATTGATAATGGTGTTATCAATTTCTGTCGATAGATTGGTTGGTAAATCAAATATTGATTCAATTTGGTAATCTAATAATGGAATAATATCTAAGTTTGCTCCGTAAATAATATTAAAGCTTCTTATTGATGTAATTTTATTATTTGAACTTACACTACTTGGATTGAAGTGATATTGTTGAATCATATCTCCCTCTGCAGCTTGATTTACAATAAATTCATTAATTCTTACATCAGCTGATAATTCAGATTTTCCAACTTTATAAAATGCTCCTTGTTGTTTTTGTTCTATTTTTTTCTTTACCACAAAATCAGGAATACTATTATTGTCGTTTATAGTTCCGTCTAATGTATTGTAAGTCCCATCAATTAAAGATGAGTGGTAAAAATTACATACTGAACCGGTTTCATCATTATCAGCAAATAATTTTAAAAGCTCTAACTTACCCTTTGCATATTCAGAATCTACAACTGCAGTTTCATCATATGCTAATCTTAATATAAATTTACTTTCACTATCTTCTGGAGTTGTTGGGAATATACTAGTTAATTCTGTTATAGTTTTAGTAAAGGTAGTAATATATGGAGCACTTTCACTTAAAGATTGTGATAAGTGATTTACAAAATTACTATGTAATTCATCCTTATATACAACCGATACCTCAGTTATATTATTACTATTTAATATACCAAAAAAGTTTGTAAAATCAATCAATGGTAGTGCGTTATTTAAAAACGCTGTATCTGTGTTAATTTCTAATAATCTTTCATTTCCATTATTATCAATAACAAAATCGGATGAGAATAGTATTCCTTTCATAATTCTTTAATTTGTTTTCTTTGTGTATAAATATAGAAATAATAAAAAAAAGGGTCACCAAAGATGATGACCCTTAATTAATTTTTTATTAATTTAACTACCCAATTTTAATTTGAACTTTTTTTGGTTTTGCTTCATCCCTTTTATCAATCGTAATGATTAATAAACCATTATCAAATTTGGCTTCTGATTTAGTTCCATCATAATCCTTACCAAGTGTAAAAGTTAAATCAATATCTTTAACCAATGAAGAACTACCTTCTTCTTTTTTTGATTTAATTAGGAGTTGAGTTTCGGTAACTTCTAATTTAATGTTCTTTGGGTTGTGACCTAATAGGTTTAGAGTTAATTCATATTTACCATCTTCTAATACTTTACCATTATACCCATTAAAAGATGGATAGGTTGATGTCGTTTTCCAAGTTGGTAATTCGGATTCAAATAAATCCAATAAGTTTGTAATGTTTGCTGTGTACATAATTTTTTTTATTTTAGTTAAACAATATCTCTAATACTACAATTGGTATACCAAAGGAGGTTTAATGACATATTGTCAGTATTTTAAAATACTTTTTGACAACTTGTCAGTTAGAAAGGTTTTGAATCTTCCCATTGTTTGTTCTCCTGTCTACAACTCATATGGTCAGCCCAATGTAGAATGTATGGTAGGTCGGTTTTTAACCTCATCTCGGGGCGGAAACTAATAAAGTAAGGTTTAGTACCTTCGTTGTATAATCCGTCTGCTAACATAATCCCAATCATCTCCTTTTCGGAATAGGTGATGCCATATTGGTTAAGTAACCACAATGCCCTATGTGTTACATCCATATAATGATTCTCTCCATTAATCTTAAACATAGCCCCTTGATTCTTTTTGTGCCAATCAGAACCCTCCTCTACATAATGAGGTTGACCCTTTACTCCTAACTTACCCAAATCATGATGGAAGGCTGCGAAGAATAATTCTTCATCAGTAAAATCTACTTTCAATCCACCCTCCTCATAAATCTTTTTCATCTTATATGCATTTCGGGCAACGTTCATCACGTGGTCTAAATATCCACCAACGTATGCAGAGTGATAATGTTCTTTACTACTTGCAGGGGCAAGAACTAATTCAGTTCCCAATTCCTCCTGTGAATACATGAACTTTAATTTTTCTAAGCGGTCTCCCTTAAATACTTTACTCAATGCCTCAATGAATCTATCATAATTCTTTTGTAGGTCTTCTGCTGAATAGTTTTTCATAATTTATATTTTAATCTTCAATTTCTTGTCCTGTCAATGCCCTATATAGAATTTCTAATTGTTCTTCACTCTCACAATAGCCTAATCCAACTGAATCTCCAATCTCAACTACATAACTTCCTTTTGGTAATTCCATATGTTTCCATTCATCGTTTATAGATGATATTAAACAAGGTGCATCTGCAGATGGATTATCCTTCGGTAGTGGTAATACATAATAGTACATTCCACTTGGAGCAGATTCTTCATCCTCTTCCTCTCCTGCAATCTCATCTATCTTTTCCCAACCCTGTCTTTCAAATGTTTCTTCAGTTATAGGTGTTTCTGGAAATTCTATTGGGGTTTGTTCTATACTCATTCTAAAACTATATTAATTTGTTTAGTAATTTTTGCTTCAATCATTGTACATTTTAAACGTAAGGTATCACCTCTCATTTTATTAACCGGTGCAATCATTGTGTTTATCTCGCCATTCGTTCCACTATATGATGCAGGATTACAAGTAGGTATTAGTACATCTCTCCAATTCGTAAGTGGTGGTAAGTTTATATACATTAGTTGACCTGTAAATTCGTTGATGTAGGTTTTAGTAATCTTTGCTACAACATCATCTTTCCATAACCACCAATATAAATTACTTTCCCATTCAACTTTAATTGGTTCTTTGGTATTTTTAAGAGTACCCGTAACCCTATGTGTTGTCTGGTTTGTATTTGGATTCAATTGTAAATGATAATACCCATTCCTATCTTGTGGTAATCTACCATCTAATGTAAAATCATTCGGATTATAAGTAACCTTTGTTGGTGTGGTATTTGTTTTTGTTTGAACCTCCGGCCCCCATTGTGAAATAGGAGTGGGTATATCATCTTTACTGCAAGCAGTAAATAGTAAAGAACTTAATACTAACCATTTGATTCTCATAACAATCGTTTTAAAATACTTTCCCAATTTGGGTATTCATTCCAAGTCTCTGTTTCATATGCCCAACCAAATTTAAGTAACTCACCTTTGAACTCTCCGGCTCCGTTCTTAATTCTGTCATCAATTAGGTAATCACCTACCAATAAGTCTTTTCGGTGAGTAATCATCATTTTCTTATGGAAAAGGTTTCCGAAATAATTCTCAATCCAATATCGTTTGTCAGTTGAAGCATCGGGGTTTCCCCACGGGGCTGCAGTTGCGATAAATATTTCATACTTTCCACTCTCAACCAATTTCTTAACGGCTTCGATTGCTCCTTCGTATGGAGGTGGGTTTCGGAATATACCAGGAATATGGTCAGGACATTTTTTGTATTTATCAATTAAGTGTGGGTGGAGTTCAAACCACTTATCAAACTCGGCTTTTAAATCTACTAAAACGCCATCCATGTCAATATAAAGTATCTTTTTATTTTCAGTCATAATGTTAATTGTTGTTATTATCTCTCTTTCTTATACAATAAAGATACGAAAAATAATTGAATTTTCCAAATTTTAGGTAGTTTATTTTTAAGTATATTGGGTAATCAATTGGTAATCAATGAATTAGCTAACTGATTGATTATTAACGAAATACATATTTTACCCATTTATCATTTATTTTTTTATATCCGTTGGTTTTACTATCGTGGTAATTTTCAGCAATAATATCCATAACACCATCTTTATCTAAATCATCAAATTTAAAATTACTCCACCCATATTTATCCATAGTCCCTTCAACAAAATTACCATCTAGTGGATTGTCAAAGTAGGTATTATTTAAAATATAGTTTTCATTTGTATAGATATAAACAAGAAATTTTGATACACCAATTTCATTATTTCTTAATTGAATAATATCTAACTTACCATCTGAGTTCATATCAAAAAATTCTAAATCCATTATTCCCTTATATTCTTTGTCTTGTTCAAAGTTATAAACTTTGGAATTTGTAAATGAACCCCCATTGTTATAAATAATTGTTGTATGTGCTTTTGGTTCGTAATCATTATCCATCGTACCCAATACAATATCATTTAGTCCATCATTATTCATATCTAAAATTTCATAAGCGAGAACCGCTTTTGTATATTTATCAATTGAAAATTGGGTATTGGTAAAATTTCCCTTACCATCTCCATACCAAATATATGTTGCTGCTATTACATCAACAAACCCATCACCATTTAAATCACCTGCGGCACCATTGTGAAACCATAATCTCTTACTATTATCAATTGTAATCATATCATATGTACCCTTTGTGTTTGCAATCAAAACATTAAAGTTACCAGTATAATTACCTACAATAGTTTCATCTACACCAAACGCAATATAATCCGCTTTACCATCATTGTTAACATCTGTTTTTACAATCTTATGTGAGTTGACACCTCTAGTAGATTGAGTAATATATGTCGTATCCGAATTATAATGTTTATTATCTTTTGCGTTTATAAACCATCTTAGATGGTGATTGAAACTTACTAATATATCTTGATATCCATCGTTATTTATATCACCATACGCCTGGCCGTTACCAACATCCCCCTTTTCGCCATTATTTAAATCTGGCATATAATCAAAATATTTTTTAGAATCAAACCAAGTGAATGCTATACCTGATTGTTGATTAAAATATGATTCTTTATATAATTTATAAACTACTGGTTTTGGTGGTTCTACTACAACAACTATCGTATCTTTTTTTATTGGTAGTTGTGGTGGTATTGGAATTGGTATATCCTCTTTACTACAACTAGCTAAAATTAGGAGGGGTAGTAGTAAAATAGGTAAGTAGTGCTTCAGATTTTTCTTTTTCAAATTGTTTTTCATTTATTTTAAGGTTTAATTTTTTAGCAATTTCCATTCCGCGATTCCATGCATCTAATTCATTTAAGAACTGACCCATCATAAATTCTTTTGGGTGGTCAGTATCATCAATATTTTTATATGAGTTACATCCAACATTAGTTGCAGGTTGTAGGACGTGACCACACTCGTGTAATAGGGCATATAACCCATTATTATTTAAATCATAATTATGGTGTATCGATATACGACGTGTAAAATGTCCCATAAACAAAGTGGAATCACTTAATATAACATCAACTCCCTTTGTATCAGAAATCCAATCAACTACTTTTTGAAATTGAATTGGAAACTTACGATTTTTAAATTTATATTTACCCATAGTATATTTTAATATTTAACTCCGTGTCTTTCTTCAAACTTGTCTTTAACCATTTGTGCAGATTTGGTATAACCTTTATCATCTAACATTTGGTATGCTAATCTATCTGCCTCAATCTCTTCTTCTGCCGAATTATTCTTTGTTAATCCGTGCCCTAACACAAAGTGTGCAACTTCATGTGCCTCAATCCATTTTAGAATATGTTTATTTAATTTTTGTTCACCATCAATTAACATCAATTTTTCAGATATGTTAGCGGGTATCATAAACCCAAATCCATATGATTCAAATAATGGTTTAACAACTGAATAACGGAAATCATTATTGTCAATTATATTAACAATAATATCATTATCGAATTCACTTCTAAATTGTTTCGTTTTCATAAAATAAGTTATATTCGGTTTCCTTTGTATACGCAATAATTTCATATGGGTGAGTATAATAATCACATCCCATATTATAGTATCGAGTCATCCAAGTAGGAGATTGTAAATAGTGTTGATATTCGTGAATAAGAGTACGGATTAACTCTTCAGTAGATTTAATATTTTTCCAATATACAATCAATTCATTTTCATCAGAACAATACTCACCGATTAAATTCGGTTCGTCTGCATCTGAGTATGGGGAATCCTCAATTGATAAGTACGGAAATGATTCTTGATATTTAGAATATCCATAGTGTTTACATATCTTATCATAGTAAACATTAACTATATTTGTAATATCTTTCTTAGTCATATAAAGCTAATATACGAACAATTATTGGTATTACCAAATATTTTTTGATGTTTTTTCGAACCAATTGATAACCAATTAGTTAGCGAGTAGGGTTACTTTTTTCCTTAAATTCTTCGTATGCATCTAATAGGGCATCTACGACTGGGTGGCGGTGATTTGTAAGTAGAGTCTGAGAATCCATATCCTTAATTTTCTTTGCTGCGGTTACTAAGAATTTGAATCCACTATCTCCTCTATACTTTAAATCCACTTGTTGTGAATCGCCACACACTACCATCTTGCTCCTCAATCCCAAACGAGATGTAATCATTTCCATTTGGTCATTAGTGCAGTTTTGTGCTTCATCTACTATAATGAATGCATCTAAGAAAGTTCTACCTCTCATAAACGCAAGGGGTACGATTTCCACTTCACCACTTTCTAATATTTTATCAATCTTTTCTTTATTGTATAATTGATAAAAATTGGAATAGATTGGTTGCATCCACGGCTCCATCTTTTCTCTAAGGTCACCGGGTAAGAACCCAATTTCTTCTTTACTGACTGTCGGGCGAGTAATGATTATTTTAGTTACGGATTTTTTGAAAAGTAAATCCAATGCTACCTGACATGCTAAAAGAGTTTTACCACTTCCAGCTTTACCACTTAAAATGGTAATAGCATTATTTAGGATTTTATCTTTAGCTTCTTTTTGTTCTTCGTTAAGAGTTAATTGAAATTTTATTGGACTCTTAGGTCTTTGTTTTAGGTCTTTGATATTTTCTGTAATCTCTTTATGTTTTGATGATAAATTATCTGCCATAAGTTTTTTGTTATAAAAGTTAAATTAATTTTCGTACTTCTTTTTTTTTCTGAATCGGATTTCTGAAATTTAAGATGTCTTGTTTATATTTGACTATCTTTGCACACATTTCATACTCTTCCTTTTCTTGAAACCAATCTTTACAATGGTCTAATGCTTCAATAAAATCAGTCTTAGGTACAATTGAAATTGCACTAGCATTTGGATGAACTAATATAGCAACCTCATTTAATCCCCTTCGTGCTGCCTTATGAATGTTTTGAGAAACTTGATTCATTACTTCAAACCCACGTTTTTCTAAAAAACGGGCAACCCTTACGTTATTATGTGGGTCTAAATATTTTCGCCAATCAATTGTTGTAAATGCTCGTTGTTTCATTTTTAATTGGTTTTTTTATGTTATCGGTTATAATAATTTGTATTTGAAAAATAACCATTACTATAACTATCATTATAGTACCCATTTCCGTTATAATCTATTGGGTAATATACACCCCCACCTCCTCCACCACCACCATTTGATGTATAAGTTGGTGCATATTCCGAACTATTTTGTTGGCCGGTTTGGGGAGTATCTAATGTTGGGGTTATTGTTGGAGTATTATTTGAAGGGGTTGTTGTTTTTACTTCTCTTGGTTTAAGTGTATCTGCGGTGATTGCCATTGCAAACTCTTTATCCTCAAAGGTTTGTTTTAGGTAATCACTCCATTCAATTCCAAATGTACCTTTTGGGTTATGAGTAGTTGTATATGTACCAATACCATCAATTGGATATATTGGGTCTGCAATTATTTTACCATACTCAGTATTTCTAAATTCATCGGTAAAGACTACTAACCATTGAATATGTAATACCATTTCTTCAATAGTAGAAATTGTTTTTGTAACTTTTGTTTCTGAATAAAGTTCTCCTATTGATAATTTATTTATTCTATGGTGATTTTTTAATTCGCCATAATCTATTGGTATTATTGGAACTGTAAATTTATTAAAATATGGATTACCATCTTCTTGTGCTTTTAATAATAATTTTTTAAAAGGAGCAGATGTCCATTCTTCCATAAATCCGGCCTCTTTATCATAAAATTGAATAATGAATTTAAAATCAATATATGGATATATAATAGGGTCTAATACATTTATTTTATTAATTGGATATGTTTTAAAATCAATATATGAATTTGATTTATCTTTTCCATACTTACGCACAAATCCTTCCTCCTTTGAATAAAATGTTTTTATATTATTCAAATCGCTAGTTGTTTGTGCCGGATAAGTGTTTCGTAAATTTTCTAATCGAGTATAATCCATATCTATAAATATGGATAACTGAAAAATATTATTGTGGAGGGTCTTCTACTATTTCTGCCTCTTCGATTGTTCTGCAGAAAATATAGGTAGCATTTTTTGTTCTAAACGCAGAATCACAATTTAACCATTCCTTTATTGGGGCAACATCAGGTACTCGCTCGGTTGGGTACTCTGCTACAACTTGATATAGATTATCATTTATTTTTTGTATGGGAAATGGTATTCCTGAGTTACGCATTATTTATTGTATTCTTTGAATCCAACGATAACAACCATTACCAACATCAATGCACCAAATATTTCTAATAGAGATGATTGATTAGTTGGGTGGAGGTGACCATCGTATACATATACTGCTAGGGTTATCAATAGTATAGTAAGGATTCCTTTTAAGTAATTTGAAAATGATTCGTTCATAATTTATAATTTTAATGTGAATCTTCTACATTATGTTTTTCTGCAAAGATTAAATAATCTGGATTAATAACTTTTGCAATCTTTTGTCTTTCACCTGTTTGGTGTTTGATTACAATTCCCTCTTCTGGTACTTTTGTATTTGCAATAAAGTTATTGAATGTGTATTTATCTTGAACTTCTTGTGACCAATTTCCATAGTGTAATATTTCTACATAGGGTAGTTCTAATGTAATGTTATACATATTACTTGCGTGTTCGGTACACAAATACTCACCATTCTCCTTTACATCAAATCCTACGAACTTAATCTCCTTTAGTCCATAATCATATCCCTTTTGAATTCCCGCCCCGTAAATCTCACCATATAAGGTAATACCATCTCCAACATCCAAACCACCTTCATCAATATCCTTTACATACTCCCACAATTTATTTTTGATATCATATTTCTTTTCAATATCATACCAAACATTTGTATCATAGAATCCTTGAGAATCTGAGCCCTTCTCTACATTATGTGAACCTACTACGAATTCATATTCAATCCATTTGTTACCAAAGAATTTTTTGATTCTATCTAATATTGATAATTTATTCTTTTTAACAATACCATAACGAGCATTTGTTCCGTGAATCTTACGAGTAATTTCCACCATGTCATCTTCAGTAAACATTCCCGGTACATTTTTTAAGTTAGGAAACTTATAGTAGACATGAAAGTGTGGGTTATCTTGATAACGAATCTTCCTACCACTTGCCAATTGTACCATCTTAACAGGTGGTTCGTATTTGTAAATACCTAAATAATCCATCATATCATCACCTTCACTAACGATTAGGGGTAATGCATATTGGATAATTAAAGACTCACTATAAACTCCTCTTAATTTAACAGTTCTAACCCTACCACCATTACGAAGGTAATTAGTTACTCCTAATTTTTCAGATAACTCAAATGGAATAACTGCATCGGTTGTAGCACATATTACCAACTCACCAACACTATGAGCATCTTTTTTTACTATACAATTCCAACCACCAACTACTGCTAATTCAATATTATCAGCTCCTTCGATTGGTTTGATTTCATTTATTGTTGCAACGTAGCAAACTGAATTATTATTTTCCATCTTCTTATAATTTTACTTCAAATCTATTTTTCATTTGTTCTAACTTTTCAGTAGGAACTCCATGCTGATTTACTCCACCATGCCTATTCTCTACAATAATAGTAAATACCATATAACCATACTTTTCAGCTAACTTAAAATATTCTTCCATCTCCCATTCTTGAGTAAATGTATTTGATACTACAATCTCTGGATAATATTGTGGATTGACTTCGTTATCTTTCATACGAATTTCGACTTGTTCTTTACACCACTTATGTGCATCTTTTATTTTAGAACCATCAAAATTATAGTTTCCTTCTTTATCATAAAAGAATTTATCTGCTTCACAAATTGCGTAATCATTCCAAATGAATCCGGCTAATGTTGATTTACCACTTCCTGGTAATCCCCTTACTAATGTTAATACTTTTGGTATCATATATTTTATTTATAATTTTCTACAATCTCGTGATGGTCTTTACTGAATAAACTTTTAACAGGTCTATCTCTCATAATAGATAATATCTCACTCATATCAATTGGATATAAGTTATTACCTTCACATCCCACATCCATCATCTTACCTTCTTGTAATCTCATTGATGGGTCAAAGTGAACATGCCCATGCAAATGAATCGCTCCTCTAGCCATATTATCCCAACTTGCTATTGGAAAGTGCATTAAGGCAAAACGTGCTTCATCTTGTAACGGAGTTCCCACATTCCACTTTACAATCAAATCCAAATATTTGTTTACCGAACTGAAAAGGGATTGAACCCCTTCTTTGTTATTTCCAATGTGATGGTCGTGATTGCCTAATATTAAGTGAATATTCTTACATATGATTTGGTCTCTGAACTTTTGTATTTGTTCAAACCCACCAAAACTCCAATCACCTAAATGGAAAAGGATATCATCTTGTCCGACCAATTCGTTGATATTACCAACAAGGTGGGCGTTCATATGTTCCAATGATTTAAACTCCCTTATTGTTACGGGGTCTGACCATTGGGTGGTAGATGAGCATATATTAGCATGGTTATAGTGGGTATCACTTGTGAACCATAACCTTTGTCCTTTGTTTAGATTTAATTTCATAACCTTTTCTTATAACCAAATATACAAAAAAAATCCCATATTACCAAATAAAATATGAGATTTTTATGGTGGACCAGATAGGAATCGAACCTATTACCTACTGATTATGAGTCAGTTGCTCTAACCGAATGAGCTACAAGTCCCTATCCTTTACGGATAAAAAATAAGCAGGTGTGGAATCACCTACTTATTTAGTGAATGAGAAACATATGAATCTCTTGAGGCTATATCACCAAAGCCCATAAGGTGCCGGAGGAGGGATTGATTACCCACACGATGTCCACTTAGGATACATCACCTTTCTAGAATTACGGTACGTCTAATAGTTTTTATTCGAAACTCAAACTATTCTTTCCGCCACTCCGGCATATTTCTTTAATCTTCTTTAACCAACTCCATTGCTTCAGCCAATTTTAATTTCTCAGCTTCTAATTTGTTTTTTTCATTTTCCCAAAACTTTTGTTTTTCTTCTTGGGA